CACTCGGATGGCAACTGAGCGTGCCCCTGCTCCTATTACTCTGACTGATATCGTTGCAGGTACAAGGACTGGAGAAACCTTAGTCTCTGAAGTCACCAATAGAGATGGTACAGTCACTCGCACATACCGAGACAATAGAACTGGCAGCACTCGAATAGCGACTGAAGCTGCGCCCAGAACAACTACCACTACAGGCACAGGTACAGGTACTGGTACTGGTACGGGTACTGGTACAGGCACTGGTACAGGCACAGGTACGGGTACGGGTACTGGCACTGCAACTCTGACAGACCTTGGCCGGGGATCTGAGACTGTAGTCTCTGAAGTCAACAACAGGGACGGGACAGTCACGCGCATCTATCGAGATGATCGGACGGGTCTTACCCGAATGGCGACCGAAGCTGCGCCCAGAACGACCGCCACTACCGGTACTGGTACTGGCACAGGCACAGGCACAGGCACGGGCACAGGCACAGGCACTGGCACAGGTACGGGTACGGGTACGGGTACTGGTACAGGCACTGGTACTGGGTTTACGGCTGCCGATATTCAGGCTGTCCGGGATCGTATGACCGGAGGTACGCCGTCCACAGTTACCACGTCTCTCCCCGCGCCTGCCTTCGAATACAATGGCAGAATCTATTCATCCTATGCAGATCTCCAGAAAGCCATTGACGACGATGTGGCTGCGCGGCGTGCCCAGCAGTCTGCGACCCTGTCAGACCTTGGCCGGGGATCCGAGACCGATTCCGGGGGAGGACGTCGCGACACAAACTTGCCTGGGGGTCAGTCTAGTCTGTCCACTACCACTGGGGGCCAGACCGGAGGCGGATTGACTGGTGCCTTGGGCAGTCAAACTGGGGGCACTGGTCGACCGACAGACCCCGGAGATGCCACCGGACTTGGGGCGGGCCGGGGGTCAGTCACAAGCGAGGGGTTGACTCCAGATGAAGCTACACTTCGCAGAGATGAGCAGATAAGACGCGAGCAAGGACTCCCTCTAAATACAGGAACTCAGTTATCTGGAATTGAAACTGTATCATCCTCAGTTTTAGATGCGGCAAATCAGCAACGACAAGATAACCTAAATCAAGTTTTGGGATTTACTGGAGCTACCTATAATGCTCCGACCGGAACCATGCCAGGGACTTTGGGGGGTCAAGTAAACATAGGTCGCGGAGATTTTGCAAGTCTTGCTGATGTTCTTAGCAGACTGGATCCCAATGCAATTATGTCTAATCCAAATACGGGTGCTCAATCTACTGTTCGAGATCTTCAAGAAGCTTTAAACAATTTGCCTTCTGATCAAAGAGTTACTCCTTCGACGGTTACTCCCGGAGGCGTATCAAGTTCCCTTTCGTTAGACCCTTCTTTAGCAGATCGCATAGCTGCCGATAGGGCATTGTCTGGCGGATCAGACGAACTTAGCCTTAAAGATGAAAAGGCGCTTCGCGATCTGGAAGATGCCCTCAGAGCTACTCCTGCAGCCCAACTATCCGGAGACGAACTTCTGGCCGGGGGCAGTGGGAACGAAAGTCTTACCGAGACTTCTACTCAGGCCCTCTCCCCGGCGGATAGAATCGCACAAGATGTAATGAGTGGGATTGCCGGATTGGATCCGTCTGTCGCGGCCAATATGGGTGTGCGCGGAGCGTACGATCCGATGGCCCCGAATGCGTCTGCCTTGCAGGGTCTTGGGGCAGCCATAGCGGCAGCAGCCCCGTTCGCAGGCATAGGAGGGGGCGTTCCTGTGGTCGGAGGAACCCTGGGTCTAGTTGGATCTGGTATCATGGATCAATTAGGACTCAATCTTCCAGGCAGTTCGGTTCTCTCTGCAGCCCTCAACCCTGTAGGAACTGCGGCTTCGGCGCTCCTCGGGGAAGAGGGAAGGAGGGCTGTGGACGCTCAGTTTACTCGCGAGACTGCCGAGATGGCTCGATCCTATGCTGACCAAGTCCTCAGCGGTAATATGAGCCCCAGTATGGCTGCCACCGCTGCGTCCCAAGATCTTGGAACTGTCGGCCGCATTGGCGCTGTCTTGGATGCCATCGATAGGGCTGCCGAAGTTGCAGGCGTCGGAACCCAGGGATACAGCACCTCGCCCATATTCGGCGGTCCGGGGCAGGACATCCATAGTACGGATCCAGGCACCCTCGGCGGAGGTGAAGGCGGAGGCGGAGACTACGGGGGAGGGGCCCAAGCAGAAGGCCCCAATGTCGAAAGTCCTGGCGCAGAGGGTGGGTTTATGGCCAAGGGGGGCCACATCAATATGAGCCATCTCGTAGACCACATCAAGCGGCAAGTCCGGAAAGACCTCGCCCGAGGTGGCTACGTTCCCGGGCACAGTGGGGGCATGGACGATGATGTGCCGGCAGTCATCGATGGACGTAGGCCCGCGCGGCTCTCCTCGGGGGAATTCGTCTTTGATGCCGCCACGGTCGCGGCCCTCGGTGACGGGAACAATGCCGCAGGTGCCAAGAAGCTCAATCAACTCAGGCACGCAATCAGGCAGAAAGCCTACGGCCATCGGCGCCAACCTCCCAAGAATTACTCCCTCGGGGACCTCGTAGGAATGGCATGATTGAGAAAGCACGCATCCGAGATCTTCCCGAACTGGCCCGACTCCTTTCAACCTATACGGAATCGTGCCCCCTGAAGTTGCCCCCGGCCTCACTCCCCAAAATCGAGAAGGCACTTGCACGCTGCCTTGATTCTGGGATCATCTTTAAGGCTGTTCGGAAAGACCGTCCTGTCGGAATCCTGGCCCTGCACGAGGGGGAGTTCTGGTATTCCCATTCACGTGTCCTGTCGGACATGGCCTATTATGTCGAACCCGGTTCCAGGGCATCCCGCCATGGTGCGCACCTATTGAAGGCGGGCCAGGAATATGCTACAATGCGCAGACTGCCCCTCCTCATGGGTGTGACCCACGGGGGCGACGTTATGCGGAAAGACTTATTCTATACCCGGCACGGCATGGACCGCATCGGGGGAATCTACGCAAGGGGCATGTAATGGGATTTCTTTTTGAGACACCGGATCCGACTCCTACGGTCCAGACTCAGCAACTCCCCCCATGGTACGAGGATGCCCTCAAGAGGCTGATCGCGGGGACCGAGGCCGAGGTCGCATCTAAGCCGTACCAATTCTATGATCCTACGCGCCGCGTCGCAGACCTGACGGAGACTCAGAAGGGGGCCATTGCCGCCACGCCTGAGGCTGCCGGTGCCTATATGCCCGGCCTTAGTGCGGCATTCGGGCAGGCGGGCGAGGGTGTCCGCACCTTCCCCAACATAAACATGACCGCATACATGTCTCCGTACCAGCAGGCCGTGACGGACATTGAGAAGAGGGAAGCCCAGAGAGCATACGACGTAAGTCGCCCAGAACTCGGCTTTGCGGCAACTCAGAGAGGAGCCTTCGGGGGTGCCCGGCACGGGGTCCAGGAAGCCGAGGCTGAACGTAATCTGCAGCAGAGACTGGCCGACATTCAGGCCCGGGGCTCTCAGGCAGCCTTCACCCAAGGTACGGGCCTCCTTCAGAACGAGCTTGCCCGGCAACTTCAGGGAGCGAGCATCTACTCCAATCTCGGATCCCAGGCACAGAGCCTTGGCCTCGGGGGACTGAGTTCCATTACGCAGGCCCAGGCCCCACTCCAGAATATTCAGCAGCAACTCCTTGACAGGCAATACGAGGAGTACCAGAGGGGCCAGCAATACGGCATGGGCCAGATGGGCGGCCTGTCGAATATCCTCCGAGGAGCTCAGGCACCTTCGACCACGACGACTACAGGGGGCGCGGCCCAGTCCAGTCCCTTCGCGCAACTTGCAGGGGCAGCCCTTGGCGGATACGGCCTCTATAAAATGTTAAGGTGAGGCACTGACATGGATTACATCGGCTCGGATGAACTTGGATTTGGAGCGGGGCGGCCGGCCGATCCTGAAGCACTCAGGGCTGAGGCACTTGCGCGCCGCCGTCCACTCAATCAAATTACTACCGAAGAGCTGGCGCGGGGATTCGGTTTTGGCGGCAGGTCTAATATTCCAGGATATTCGCGCGCAGAAATCCAGGCTGAACTTGACCGGCGCCAAAGTAGTCAATTTCCACCAGGGGCCCCGGCTCAAATGTATCGGGGAGAAGCTATCGAGTCAACTCCGCAAAATCTGGGGACTGTGCCGGCAGCTCCTCCTCCTTCTCCTCCTCGTCGGGAACCTGCGCGGCCAGGGGCTCCTGCAGTCGGTCTTCCGCCCCGGATTGAAATGGGCGAGGGCAACATTTCCGAGCTAATATCGCAGCGCCTGGGCCAGATCAAGCCGCCCGAGGAGACCAAGTCATTCCTGGACAACCCATACCTAGCCCTGGTCCAGGCGGGCCTCTCAATGATGGCCGACTCTCGTGGCAAGTCTCCCCTCGAAGCCATTGCCGGAGGAGGTCGAGCGGGCCTTCAGGTTGCCATGGATCAGAGGGCTGCAGCCCGGGCCCAGGAGCAGAGGCGCTACGTCCAGGAGATGGAACGCCTCAAAGCTGAGAATGAGATGCGGCGCACCCTGGGCGAAGAAGCGTACCGGCGCGCAAGCCTCGGAGCTACCCAGAGGGGTCAGGACATCCAGGCCCGTTCCCAAGACATGCAGTCAGCCATTCAGGAACGAGTTGCGGAGCGCCAAGAACGTATCGAGCAATTGCGCGCGGGACAGGCCCAGGCGCAGGCACTCCGGGATCAAGTCCGCGACATTTTGAAACTCGCAGAGATCCAGGAAGATCGCGCTCTGGCCGCAGAGAAGAACGGGGATGCGGCAGCTGCTGCCGTGCATCGCTCCAGGGCAAACGGCTACATCCAAGAGGCGGAGCGGCTACGGGGATTCTCTAGACCCTCTCCGGAGTCTGCCCTTCCCACCACAAACCTAGGTCGCCCCGCGCGATGAACGAACTTAAGTACGAGTGGGACATTAAGGAAGGAAAATATCTCCCGGCTACAGGTAGGCCCGGGGCAGACACCATTGTCTGGACGGGCTTCGAGTGGATTCCCTCAGAGCCCAATCCCGAAGGACCTGGGGCACTCCGCCGTGGCCTAGCTACGGGGATGGCCGGGATCAGGGGGGCTGTCGTCGACCTCCTCCCGGCCATGGCCCAGAGTACCTTCGGCTACGATGACGCGGCCCGCAAGAACCTCGAAGAGTACGCTCAAAAGTTCAAGGACCTCGAAGACACAGGGTACCTTGCCCGCACCCAATTCGGGGACATTAAGGACGTCGACTCCTTCCTCTCCTGGTTTGGCGAAACCCTAGGTCAGGCCGTCCCATCCATGATCCCAGTCGCGGGAGGTGCGGGCGCGGGGGCAGTCCTCGGTGGCCGTCTTCTCGCAGGCGCTGCCTCCCAGGCTACGGGGCCAGTCGCCACTACTCTGACGCGGGATGCCCTCAAGAAGACGACCGAGGCCCTGATCGCCCGGGGCATGCCTGCCAATGAGGCCGCAGGCATTGCTGCCCGGAACCTTGCCCAGATGGCCGGGGCTACGGGCGGAGCCTTTGCGGGCGGCTGGATTCAGAATGCGCCCGAGTCCTTCAAGGAAATCTTCGATGAGACCGGGGAGATGCGTCCCGGAATCGCCGCAGGTCTCGGGACAATCAAGTCTGCCCTCGATACGGTCGGACCCATTGCCCTCCTCTCCAAGATCAAGGGTGCCCAGTTCGCAGACCAAGTCAAGTCTCGGATCGCCTCGAAGCTCCTCGAAGGTCGGCCCGGGGTCGCGGGTGCCCTCGGGGGAATCCTCGGAGGTCTAGCTACAGAAGGCATTACGGAAGGAAGTCAGGCCCTTGTCGACGAACTGGCCTTGGCTGCCCTCAATGACAAGAGCATCGACTGGAACAAGATCCTCGAAAATTTTGCTGCGGGGGCCGCCCTCGGGACAGTCGTCGGAGGCATCGGCGGAGCGATCACGGCCCGGCGCGAAGCCCAGGCTGTCGCCCAACTCCAGGAAGTCCGGGCAGCCGAGGCCCAGGCAAAGGCTGACGCTACAGCCAAGGCCGAGGCCGAAGCCCAAGCCGAGGCCCAGGCAAACCTTGAGTATCAATCCCAATTTGAGAATTTGATTGCGCCCACGCCTGCCCCTCGGACGCTCACTCCAGAAGAACTTCGGGCCGAAACTCTGAGGCGTACCCAGGCACAGTTTCCAAATGTGCCCTTTCTCGAATCTGGAGATATTGATTACAAAACATTGCAGGCTAATTTGCGGGCAGAATTTTCCAAGTTGCCTGAGTTCGAGCGACCGTCCGTCCCCAAAACAGTCAAGAACCTGAAGGACGAAATCTATAAAGCTTATGCTCAGAACAAGGCTCAGATCGAGGAATCTAATCGGAGACAAGTCGAGGTTGCAGCCAGGGCAGCCGCGCCAGCAGAATCGCTCGCAACAAAAGATCAAGAATTAGTCGATAAGGTAAATCAGGATCCGTCCATCCTTGAGGCTGATCCCGCCTTGAACGCTGAATATCGAGAAGCCGTTGCCCGCATGCGAAGTCGCGCGGATGAGGCCAAGGCTGCAGCCGAGGCTGACCGCGAGACTCTCCAAGACTTAGGTTTTGCCCCCTTTCCCAGCCGGGGAACTTCTGTCGAGATTCAGCGCCCTGAACCCAGTCCCGCCCTCGCCGTCTCCGAGGAGGCTGAACCCCCCTCGCCTCTGACGCGAGAACAGAGACGCAATCTTGAAGACCTCCTTGGTGCTCTTGAACCTGGGGGGAGAGTGTCTATTCCCGCAGTACAAAAAGCTCTCGCACTCGACGGTAGGCCAGCCACAATTTCCGAAGCTAGAGAGGCTCTATCTGACTACGCGCCAGCCCGTCCCCAGACCTCCATAGGCATGGACAAAGTCCCAGCCCAGTATCGCCTCGTGCGGAGAGGGGATGTCTTCAGTAAACCTGCCGCAGGCAAAGTTTCTGAACCACGACCCGAGGCCTCGGAGACTCCCTCACCTCTGCGCGGGGGCCGGGGCTTTGAGGGAACAACTCCCGCCACAGAAACCATCTACCCCGTATTCGGCCCTCGACGCATGGGCCAACGCTTCGCAAACCCCATGGACGCGGCTACCAACTTTGCTCAGAATCTCCCGCCAGGAGCTAAATTCAATCAGGCAGTTCTTGCCCAACATCTGCAATCGGAAGGCTTCCGCGACATTCCTCGGCAGACTGTAGCGAAACTTGAGAAGGCTGTACGCACCGAAAATCCCGGCCTCATCGAGGAAGGTCGTCGCACCTCAGCTGCGGAAAGTGCGGCCGCAGAACCCGGCTCCGAAACTTTAAGCCCGGGGGCTCTGGCCCTCCTTGCAACTGTAGATAGGGGAGGGGTTCCCGCCTTCATTTCAGCAAATTTGAGGAAAGTTGCCCAAGAAAATGGTATTGCTGTAGGGCCTACTGACACCGCAAGCACCGTAATTGCAGCCCTTTCCAGACTGCGCGATTTGCAATTCAGGGTTCCCCTAGAGGCAGATCAGGCCGTCGTCGGAGAAGCCAAGGAAGTTACTGATCGATCAAAGAGATTGCTGCAGGCAGTGAACAAGACAGAGAAAAGGTGCTAAGATGGCAGCGTGCGCCTATACCAGCGGATTGGACAAGACTCTTTTCCAGGCATACAATGCCCGCACCTTGGCAAAGAACACGGCGGCCAACCTTTCGCCCATCTCTGAAATGACTGTATGGCAACAACTCGGGGCGGCTGCCGTCACCATCAATAATGCGGCAACGGCGAACCCGGCCATGAGGCCCTACGCCGAGGCGATCAAGACGGGAGAAGAAGTGCGTTCCCGTCTGTCTCATGAATTTCGCCCCACGATACAACAGGTACAGGCACTCTCGGAGAAAGACTCTGAGGCCATCACAAAGATGATGGAAGCTGAAGATGCACAGGAAACCTTGGCGACGGAAAATGCTGACGGGTCAGCTACCATTACTGCCACCCAGGATCATGTTGGCCTGCGCAATGGAGAAACCTATACGCTCTCGCCAAAGCTTAACACACTTCGGAAAGACATTCGAAAAGTTCTGGACACCATTTACGACAATGTTATCAAGGCTACCAAGGTTGCCGAGGGTTTTGCGCCTGATGCCACCATTGACCAAATTAGGCAGACTGACAAAGAGAGTGCGGCCCTCATCCAACTCTTGGAAGATTCTCGGATCAAAGCCTATATCCCCCACGTCCGGAGCGGAAGGTATGCTGCCCAATTCACTATCAATGGCGAAGTCCACGTCGAGGGCTATAACTCTGACATAGGCAAGTCTGGCAAAACCAAGGCGGAGCAACGCATTGCGGAAGTCACCAAACAGGGGGCAACCAATGCGCGAATCCGGGACCTTCAAATGGAAGGGGAACTCCTGGATACTTTCCTCCCACCCAAAGGTGAGATGTTCCGGATCGACGCTCTCTTCCAGGCTTTGCTGACGCCGCCAGCATCTACACGCGCGGGTCTCCTGTCGGCCGCGCAGGGGGGACAGGCGTCCATAGACCTTGTAAAGACTGTCATCAAGAGGCTGAAGACGGAAGCAGCTATGCGAGGTCAGCAGCGACTTCGCAAGCGCAAAGGCAATCCCGGCTGGCTCCGCAAGGACAACTACGATACTTACCTCAGGGCCACCATTCCTGCATATGCGTCGCAGATGTCCGACTTCATTGCCAACAAGTCGACTGAGGCTACCCGCCAGGAAGCCATCGCCAATGCGGCAGACCCCAAAATAAAGAAGTTCTTACTGAACCACGAGCAGTACCTCCATAGTAATGACGCCGTAGCTGCCCGCCTCAAAGCCGTAGGATTCAATTACACAATTGGGGGCAATCTCTCCTCCGCAGCAACGCAGACTACCCAACTCTGGCACACCACTATTCCCTTCCTCGCGGGCATTGGGGGAGTTGGCACTTCCGTCACGCAGACAATGCGGGCCATCAAAGACGTATCACTAATCATTCGCTTCTCCCTGGATCCCACCAGGGTCATGGATCTTAAAGCTTTGAGTCGCTTTGCTCCCGATGAGCAGAAACTGATTGAAGAATTATTTGCATCAGGTTCAGTAGAGCCAGTCATTAGTACTGACCAAGCTGGGGCCTTCCTTGGGCGCACCCAATCTAAGCAACTGTACGCCTTGGGGCGGGGTGTAGGCAAAGTTCTTGACGCCCTCAGTCTTTCCTTCCAGGGCATGGAGCAATTTAACCGCCTCGTGACAGGGTTGGCCGCCTACCGCATGGCGAAGAATCCCGCCCATTTCAAGAATGCCCAGGACCTCTTCAATAACCTGGGAATCAAGGTGGCGGATGCGACAGACATTGCCAAGGAATCCATCCGCGAAACTCAATTTGTCATGGGTAAGAGTGTCCGCGCTCAACTCATGCAGGGCACTGCGGGCGGAGTTCTCCTCCAGTTTGTCCCCTTTACCATTGCCATGCTGGGATTTCAAAGGCGCGCTCTCCAGTATTACGGGGGCAAGGGTATCCTCTCCACGGATGTGGGCAAGAAGGTTCTTTTTCTCCACCTCCTGGCTGTGGCCTCTACGGCAGGACTCCTGGGTCTCCCCTTCATGCTTCCTGCCAGCGAAGTCCTTGAACAAATCTACAATAAGATTGCCCCCGAATTCGGCATGGCCCCGCGCGCATTCAAGGTTGAATTCAGAGGATTTTTGCGTGAACTTTTCGAGGAATTGCCGTTCCTCCAGGCGGCAGGCACCCCTTCGGAACTCGCCGAATACGTCATCAGCGGGCCGGCGCGCATCTTAGGTGTCGACTTAAGTCGCCGCACTGCGCTCGAAGTCATCGATGAGAATATGCTGAACCTCGACATCCTCAACATGGGGCCTGTCCTTAGTGCCGTCTTTGGCGGGGCTAAAGATGCTGTCGAGTACGCCAAAAGAGACATGCCACTTATGGCCATCGCCTCGCTCTTCCCCGTGGCTTTCCGGAATGCTGCCCGGGCCGCAACCATGACTGAAGTAGGATATATCTCTCCAGGCAAAATTACCCCGGCGCTGCCTGCGTCCGAAGTAAGTGACCCTGGCACCGTCATCAGTACTGCCATTGGCTTCACTCCCACCAAGGTGGCCCGTGCCCGCGAAACTCTGGCAGAATCTAAAGATCTTGCAGAGAAGACCAAGGACTTGCGGGAAAGCTACTCTAACAAGATCGCCACAGCTCTCGCACGCGCTGCTAACACCTCGGACCCTGCCGAGAAACAGGAAAACCTTAGGAGAGCCCAAGACTTGCGACGTGAAGTTTCCGAATTTGATCGAGGCAAGCCCCTGCGGGACCGTATTGTACAGAACCCCTCGGCGTTCCAGACATCCATTCAGGAAAAATTTAAAGACTACCTCAGGCCACAACGTCCTGATGTGGTGCCTCCCGTAGCCCGGCCCTACTATGCGGAACGACTGCGTGAATCTTCTTGACATAAGAGGGGCATTTCCCTAAAATTTGTTCATGATTCACCTGTTCCTGGGCTATGATCCGCGCGAGGACATGGCCTACCAAGTCGCGGCCCACTCGGCCAAGAGGCGGTGCAGTCTTCCCATGGAGATCACCCCCCTAAAATTAAACACGTTGCGGGGTGTCCGAAAATACTGGCGCGAAGTCAGGCGGTCAGGTCCTCAGATGATCGATGCCGTCGATGGCCTTCCGTTCTCGACCGAGTTCTCCTTCAGTCGGTTCCTCACTCCCCTGATTGCCCGCAACAATGGCATCGAGGACCCGGTCATCTTTGCCGACTGTGACTTTCTCTTCCTGGGAGATCTGGCCCGCCTCCTCGACCATGTGGATCCGACCCGGGCCGTCTCAGTCGTTCAGCACGAGTACAGTCCGTCGACCCTCCTGAAGATGGACGGGCAGGCCCAAACTCAGTACTCCAGGAAACTGTGGAGTAGCCTGATGGTCTTCAATCCGTACCATGCGGATTGCCAGAAGCTCGACCTGGAGACGGTCAATACGAAGCCGGGATCGTACCTCCACTCGTTCGAATGGACCGAAGACATTGGGGAATTGCCCGAATCTTGGAATTGGATCCCGGGCCACTCTCCGACGACGCGCCGATATACGGTCGAGCCGCCCCAGGCCATTCACTTTACCGAGGGTGGCCCGTGGTTCCCCGCCTATAAGGACGTGCCTTACGCCCCCGAGTGGGAGGCAGAGCGGCGCCTCGTCGAGCGCGAATACTTCACCTGGAAACATGCAGTGGATCTGTACCGATGAAAATTGTTACGTCGTGGGGACCGGCCGGCTACGAACTGTACGGTCGACGCTTCCTCGAATCCACTCAATTGTGGACGGGCCTGGACCTTGTCGTCTACGTAGACTCAATGCCCGGATTCCAGATCCCAGGAGTGACTGTCCGGCATCTTGAGGAAGTCGAGGGGTTCAAGGAGTTCCGCGACAAGAACAAAGATAAGAATGGACAGGGACCCCAAGGCTACAATTATCGGTACGATGCCTACAAGTTCTGCGCCAAAGTCTTTGCCATCCATGATGCTGCCCTTGCCTGCGAGGAGTTCGTCTGGCTCGATGCCGATACCATTACGACGGGGCCAATCTCGCCCGACTGGATCCGCCAGATCTGCGCAGGTGATATCACATATCTGGACCGGACGGGCATAAATTATGCTGAGACGGGCTTCATCTATTTCGAGGGTGTCCGGGCCCGCAGCCTGATTGCAGACATGTGGGATATCTACATGTCGGGCGACATCTTCAACTATGCCGAGTGGACCGATGCCTTCGTCTTTTCAAGGCTCCTCGTGATGCACCGCCTTCATGGTCTGAAGACTCACTCCCTGACCGACCCTGCCTATGATGGCCTGTCTGCCTTTGAACACTCTCCCCTGCGCGAAAAATTTACGCATCTGAAGGGGGCCCGCAAGAACAATGTCCAGGCTCCCTCCAATAGGTACGGTCAACTCCTTGCCCTGGTCGACCACGTCCAGCCCCGGACCATTGTCGAGACGGGCACATGGGATGGGACGCGCGCCACTCAGATGGCCGAGGTCGCACTCAGGCACCACGACCATGTGACCTACCTTGGGTATGACCTGTTCGAGGAGGCCACGCCCGAGTCAGATGCCCTTGAAAACAATGTGAAGAAACACTTCACTCTGCATGATGTAGAGGAGAAGCTCCGCAAATTTCAGGCTGATGTCGAGAAGCGCGGACAAAAGTTCTCCTTCACCCTGACCCGGGGTAATACACTCGACACCCTGACTGAGGTGGCGGCAGACTTCGCCTTCATCGACGGGGGTCATTCCCATAAGACGGTCCTCCACGATTGGACTATGCTGGCCCGGGTCCCCGTCGTAGTCTTCGATGACTATTACAGCCCGGACGCTCAGGGCAACCTACCCCGAGAATTCGATGGGGTCAAGCGGGTCTTCGATTCCATTGACCGCGAGAAGACCCTGTACCCTTCCCAGGATCCCGTCATGGGCGGGGGCATCGTCCATATTGCGGCCGTAGGGGCGGGCCTTCCCGCACTCAACCTCGCTCCTGCAGGCCCCGTCCCCATCAAGGTTCAGGCCCAAGACTGCATGCCCAAGGACCACATTATTGGGAATGTGCGGACGAACTTGTCCCTCGTCAGGCGCTGGGTAGGGAAGGTCCGTCCTCACCTAGGAGAACTGGTCGTGGTCTCGGGGGGCCCGGACATTGCCCGACGCAAGGAGAAGATTCTGCGCCTCTGGAAAGACGGGGCCCACATTGCTGCCGTCAAGCATTCCCTCCCCACCCTGTGCTCGTGGGGCCTGGACCCGGACTACCTAATCCTACTGGACCCGCGCGACATTAAGGGCGAGTCTACCCACGGGATCGTCCGGACCACCCTCCTCGAACACATTCCCGATTCGACCAAGGTCCTCCTGGCCTCGATGTCCGACCCCTCGGTCACGCGCCACTGCCTGAGCCTGACCCCGAATGTCTGGGGCTGGCACGCAATGACCAAGGCCCTGATGGATGCCCAGGTCTTTCCTCCGGGCGCAATGCTCATCAATGGGGGAACATGCGCGGCCTGGAGGATGATCTCGCTCGGGCAGGCCCTAGGCTTCTCGAAGTTCCACCTGTTCGGCTTCGACTTCTCCTATCCCGAATCCCAGGTCGATCCTAAGGCAGTCGACGATAAGGGCCGACCAAAGTTCATGCAGGTCCAGATTGGGAAGGGCGGGGGCGTGAAGTTCTGGACGACTGGGGAACTCCTCGCAGCTTCCCAGGATGCCCAGCATTTCTTCGAACATGCCCGAGAGATGGGCATCGAGATCTACTGCTACGGGGAGGGCATCGGCCCCACGCTCTGGCGCCTGATCCTCGGAGATAAGAATCAGAAGTTGCCGTCCCTCTCTCAGATGTTTGACTCACACCTTTCTCCGTGATATGATGGGGCAACCCGGAGTATCGCATGAAGACACCAGCCTGGACTAGGTCCGAAGGCAAGAACCCTGAAGGCGGCCTCAATGCGCGGGGCCGTGCCTCCTATAACAGGGCCAATCCTGGGAAGCCCGGCCTTAAGGCACCCCAGCCTGAAGGGGGCCCGAGGCGCGACTCATTCTGTGCCCGGATGAAAGGGCTAAAGAAGAAACTCACCTCGGCCAAGACTGCGAACGATCCTAATTCCAGAGTCAATAAATCTTTGAGGGCGTGGAACTGCTGATGGCCAAGTCCACCCCCAAGAACCCCAAATTATGGGCTGCCGCCAAGGCTGCTGCCAAGCAGAAGTTCGACGTATACCCTAGTGCCTACGCTAATGCGTGGGCTGCCAAGGAGTACAAGAAGAAGGGTGGGACTTGGGGCGGCGCGGACAACCGCGTAAGCAAGGCGAAGGGTCGGCCCAAATGAAGGGCGGCCTTGGCAAGTGGTTCGGGCAGAAGTGGGTCGACGTGAAGACGGGCAAGGCCTGTGGTCGATCTGGCCCTGAGAAGGGAACCCGGGCCTATCCCGCCTGCCGCCCGGCCAAGGCTGCTGCCCGCCTGAGTCCTGCCCAGAAAGCTACGATGGCCCGCAAGAAGCAGGGTCCTGCCCGCCAAGACTGGCCCATCTCCCCCTCAGGTAAATCCAAATGATTACAGCCCTCATCTCGACCGTCCTCGGTATCCTCGGGGGCGTGGTCCCCGACATCATGAAAGAGGTGCGTGACAGCCGAGAGCACGACCGGGAAGTGGAGCGGATGCGCCTGCAGTCCGACCTCCAACTCAAACTCCTTCAGGTCCAGGCCCAGGTCAAGCTTGAGGAGACCGACGCCAATCTCGTGGTCGAGCAGATCAAGGCGTCGGGCGAGCAGATGAAGGCCATCCTCGAATCCCAGCGGCCAGTCCAGATCCCGTGGATCGACGGCTTCAATGCCCTGATCAGGCCCGCGACGGCAGCCCTCATGATGTGCCTCTTCTTCGCGGTCGCCACCCTCTACTCCTATGCGATCATCGACCGGGCAATTGCCATCGGGCCGGCCGGCTTTGAGATTGCAGCCCAGGCCATCTGGGGGTCCCTCGTGGGCGAGGCCATTCAGGCAGTCCTCGGATTCCTCTTCGGCTACAGGACAACCCGGAGCCTTGCGAGATTGCGGTGAACGAGCACGCTCTATCCTTAGTCCGCACTTTCGAGGGACTGCACCTCTCGCCCTACCTGTGCCCTGCGGGCGTCCCCACAATAGGCTACGGGGCCACGCGCGACTTTCGGGGACCCATCTCCATGTCGAGGGAACCCCTGACCCGGCTCGAGGCTGAACTCCTCCTTATGCGCGACGTGACCGAGAGTGAACTGGCAGTCTTGCGCCATGTCAGGCAGATCCTCTCCCCCAAGTCTGTAGGAGCCCTAACCTCTTTCGTCTACAATTTGGGGGCGGGCGCCCTTGCCCGGAGTACCCTTCTCAAGAAAGTCAATTCTGGGGAGTGGGACGAGGTGCCCGGCCAATTTTTACGCTGGAACATGGCTGCGGGCATAAGGCTGGCAGGCCTGACGCGGCGAAGACAGGCCGAGGCTACCCTATTCATGGAGGGTCTCAATGAGTAACCTGGGATACCTGTACGGGATCCTTCTTCCGGAGTGGAAATGTCATGACGATAAGTCGCGCCTCGATCCCCGCCCAGATCAGCCGCACGCCCATGCAGAAGAACCCCAAATCACTCGGCCGGATTCTGAAGGAGGAAGTCAGTGGAAAACGTAGTTCAGTTCCAGAAGGACGCGCGCGAAGGGCAGGCCCATCTTCAAAAAGCCTTCGAGGAACTTCGCGTCCTGATCGAGGGCGGGGAGCTTGAAGGCATGATTGTCATTGGGGCAGTCAAAGATGGGAACTGCATTACGTGCGTCGCAGGCCTCCTGTCCACGTTCCAGATGGTCGGCCTACTCGAAAGCACGAAGTTGCATCTCCTGACCTCTTAGCGCCACATAATCTCACAATAGGACAGGGGCTTGAGCGCGGGCAGGGATTCAAGACCTATGTGGTCAGGATCTCGCCCATCCATGTTCCGATAGACCTGGGCATAGGCTATGTCCCCGCCCCACAGGGTCTGGACCAGGGGACCGTAAACTTCTCGGAGCTTGCGCTCGACTCCGCCCTTCCTCGTCAACTTCACTTCGAGGACGAGGCGTGGTCCCCGGTCCTGAATGACGATGATGTCAGGCTGGCAGAACGTCCCGTTCACATAGATCCACTGTCCGTGGATGAGGAAGGCGTCCATGCCCAGGGATTGGGAGACAGCCTGGGCAACTTTCCGCTCATACATAATTCCCCGGCGTTGAATCCCCGAATAGGTGGCCGGGGGTAGGGACGGGGGCCTGCGACCTAGGCGCGGGTTCACGCCGGAGTAGGCACTTTGAAGGTAATGTTGGAGCGGACCACGTAGTTCGGCCCCTCCTTCTCGACCCACACCTTGACCTCGTCCCCGGTCTTTCGGTAGTAGGCGCGAATGCGGGCAGCCAGTTCTTCACTGCGGGCCTTCGAATACGTACTCATGGCCAATCCTTCAATCCTCTAGGGTTATCTGCTCGTCTCTTCCCCCAGTTATACCCTGTCTGTGCTTCCCAGGGAATAATCATCTGGCGGCGGACTCCCCATATGTCTACCACATCGACGGGCCGAGTCAACCATTTAAGGATGCGCGGAAGTAATTCTTGTTCTCGCCCAATGGGGATCTGGCCGAAGGCTGCATCATGTATATTGTTGAGGATTTGGACGTCAGGCTCATTCGTCCATATGTCGAGGAGTCCCCGTGAAGTCAGGTCTCCGACAGTCGACTGGGGAACGAATGCAATTGCGGCCCGGACTGATGCGTCTTCGCGCGGATTGTCCCAGAAGTTGCGGACCCGACCGAGAGGAGTTACGAGTCGCCTCCTCGACTGGATCTCGCGGGCAACCCACATCTGCCACTTACGAATGTGGGGAAAGGCCTTGAAGTATTTGGTCTGGAAATCCTCGACGAGTTTTGTCTCCACCTTCAGGACACGAGCGATTGTGTAGGGACTGCCCCCATAATTGCTGTTCCCGGTCACCATGATCTTATTATTGCGGCGCACGAGGAAGAAGGACGTAGGAACAGTAAGACAATAGACAGGAGTGCCATCTGTCGGAATCTTGGTGACAGTCATAGAGGAGACATCAGCAACGCACTGGGTCGAGAACACATCAAAAGTAAAAGAACCTCCCGACAATTCACCCACGACCGGGAGGCGAGCATTCGGGGGAAGTCCGCAGGCAGGGGCCACCTTGATTGCCCTGTCGGTAGTGTAGGGCATGCGGTGATCGTGGGTAACTAGCAGATCATATGCAGTCCCCTGGAAGTGGTGCAGAGTTCCCTCGTAGATGAAGTTGGTAGTAGCTTGAACCCCCTGGAATCGGATAGAGCCATCGGTATCCCAGCAGGCTACAAGATTGCCGGCAGCTACTGAGGCAATGGACTTCCATCCTTCGGGGGTTAGGACGTCGTGATCCTCGGTGAGGCACCCGTGGGCGCACCTCTTGGCAATGTCTCGATAAGACATGTCCCGATAATATTTGCGGTCTGCCAATTCTCTCCGGGGCTCGAAGCCGAAGACCATGGAGGCGACCATCGTATGGACGTCCCCCGATTCAATGGCCTTGATGTAGGCTTCGTCCCCCGCAATGTAGCCGACGACCCGGGCCTCTGCCCCCTGCTGGTCACAATTGAAGAAGACGTGGCCTGGATCTGGGACGAAGATGCGCCTGATCCAATCGTCGATGTTCTGAAGATTGGACCCGATTCCGAAGGGGTGGGAACTCGAGGACCACCGGCCAGTATCAGTTCCCCCGATGTTGAAGGAGGCATGCCATCGGCCATCAAGGAGTTTCTTGCCGAGGGTGTCCAGGGTCTTCTCAAGGTCACGCATCCGAAGAAGGTGCGACAGGAAGGGGCGTGCCCGGACATACCCATTGTAGAGTTTTTCGAGGGTGTCCCGGTCGGTCGACACCTTGGCCGCGCCCTTCTTTGAGACGATGACTTCGGGCAGGAGCAGGTCCTGGTAGAGCAACTCCTGCATCTGCAGATAGGATCGGGGATTGTACGTGCGACCGAAGATCGCCTGACAGAAATAGTCGAAGCCTTCGGACACTCGACCGAGACGTGCCCCGAGTTCCTCAGAAGCCTTGGACCGGGCCTGCTCATCGATGAGTATTCCCCGGGCCATCATGTCGATGACCATGGGGAGCATCGACCGTTCCACCTCGTACGTAGGGGATTGGGGAATCTTCCCGAAGATCTCCATGGTCAGGGCCCCGTCCAGCCCATTGTAGGCCATGTGCTGCTCGACAGGACTGAGATTGTCGAGCCTGTCCGAATCAAGGACTTTCATGAGAGGACGGGTCCCCGGTCGGGGAGGGGCCGGTCATCGATGAGCTTGTCCCACTTTTCGGAATCGAGGACGATTGCAAGGCAAGCCCGGGCATGGCCCAGGTGGTGTGCCCCTGATTCGGGGTCCAGGTCCTGGCCTTCCCACCACTGGGTCAGATGCCTGAGGGCTGCCGCGTAGTAGACCGAGGCGGCCACACTGTTCTGTCGCCAATTGTAGGCCCCGTACTTCTCGGCCCCCTGCTTGAATGCTCCCGCCTCGTGGACGAGTCCTTCAGGGGGAATGAGGTGGAGTGAATCCTTGACTATCCCGTACTTGGATTTGGGATTCGAATCCGGTAACTTCGTGGATGACACGCCTGATCTCCTCTGCAAGGACTCGATGTTCTTTCTGGGTCGAAGGGTCAGTCCGCACCTCGAGGTAGTGGATCCAGGAGCGGAGACTCCCCTTCATGTAGAGGCGCGACTCGGTCATACCTTCGGGCAGGACTGAGCGTGCGACCTCCTTGGCAATGCCTACTGAGAGGGCCGACTTATAGGCCGAGAGGGCAAGATGGCCCAGGATTTCCTGAATCCGGGCCCAGTCCTCGTGGATTTTGGGATCTGAAATGGGCAGAGAGTTCTGCCTGTTCTTCGGATCCTGGGCGCGGGCTTCCCGCAGGACATAGTCTGGGGTCACCTCGGCATATCTCTGGGAGAATTCCTGGAAGGAGAAGGACCGGTGCCTGAGAAGTTGTCGCGCAATGTCGCGCGTTGTCACGATTTCGAGAGTAATGTCGACCATTTCCAGGGGGGACCAGTGCCGGTGCCTGACGAGATAGTCGACGAGCCGGGGACCCGTACTTACGTTCTCCTGGTTCGCAGGATTGGAGACGCGGGCACAATAGGCGACGAGTTCCAGGGGCCTCTCGACTTGGGGAATGAGGGACTGGGTAATTGAAATGGGCCTGACTTTCATGGGAACCTGAGGGTCCTTCCTTCATCAATCATCTTTTGGACGCCGCGCCTGAAGTAGTCGTAGTCGATGTTGAGGCAGAGGCACATCTCCTTGAGGGGCGTGGCCGACGCGGAAAATATGACGTCGCGGGCCTGGGATCGAATGACTGAATTCTTGGGCGAGGTTGCGTCCCCGACTGCCTGCAGGATGACTGCCAGGAAGAATCGCTCCTCGGGCATGAGGGTGCGCGCGGCCGATACGCCCACACTGTAGTAGGCGAGGTTATCCCAGGCTGGGTCTACGATCTCGTGTGATTTACTCATCCGCCTTGTTGCGATCCTTGACCTTTCCGACCCTGAGAAGTTTCCATGACCGCTCGTTGCAGTAGATGGACCCGAGGAATCCCAGAGACTTGAGCCACTCGATCTCATTACTATGACTGAGAAGCATCGTATCGTCAACAGGATATCGTGCCTCGATGCCCATCATCTTGAGATAGGTGAGGTCGTACGTAGCATTGTGGGCAATCTTGCGGGCAGAGGACGACATGAGAATCTGGATCTGAGTCCAGATCTGGACTTCCTCGTCCTCGGTCCAGAAGTTGTGGGATCCCCAGAAGATCGGAACGACATAGACTTCGGTCGGACTCGGGGCGAAGCAGATCATGGTGATCTGACGGTCTGCCGTCTCGATGTCGAATGCGAAGGCGCCTGCCCGGAGGATGCGGTCGACGGCCCGGTCCATGTCACGGAGGGTCTCGACGACGTGGATGCGCCTGAGAGGAAAGGTCGACCGGGCGTGGGCAGATTCTGCGACCGCCTTCTTCAGGTCCATTGCCAGGACTGGGAGGAGGTGGTGCTGCCTGATGATGTCCCGGGGATGGTGCGACCCTATGACTCGGACCCCGTCCCAGTAGGTGATGACTCCTCGGTTATCTGACAGGCGAGCACCCGTAAGACACCAGTAGGAAAGTTCACCCAGAGCGACAACGAATCGTGCTCCCCTGAGGGATTCTCGTACTCGATTGTAATCTGCAACATAGGGCCCCCGGAGATGCCCGTGTTTGAAATGGAGGGGATTGGCTTTGTCATCGGTCGCCTTCTTCCGGGGCGTGAAGTAGAGGGAAGACTTCTGACTCGGGGGCGGAGGAAAGAGGGTGACGAACTGGGGATTGGACAGGCCGGCATACTCGGACGCTACCCTGAAGAGGGATCCGGGATAGCCCAGGAGGGAACCCCCCGCCTTGATGTCGTGGATCGAGGGGTAGTCGAGAAGAATTATGGGAGATGAGTCCATATGGTGATCACTCCCGAGGCGGCCATGGTGACGATGCCGAGAAGCATGAGGCCTGCTGCCACCTTCTCCGCCAGTGAGATGTGGATTGTGTGCGGCTCGGCCCAGATCATGCCCAGGAAGAGACCTGAAAAGAAGAGACCGAGTCCGATCAACATTATCATGAGATACCTCGCAAGGCTGAAAGTAGTGGGGGTTCACGTCGTTACCCCCGGCTTGCCCATTGCGACCCAGTCTTAGGGGAGATTGTGGGTAGGGCAATGCCTTCAAGTCAGGCCCTGCGGGCGGTCACGACCTGGGTGTAGGTACGGCCAGTCTGGGCATTCACCTCGGCCTTGTAGTCGAAGATGCACTCGACTCCCGGAAGTTTTTCGAGGGCCGTCGCGGCATCGATTGGGTACTGAAAGTCGACCAGCTGAGCGGCCCACTTAAGGAAGATGACCGTGGCCTTATCCGACAGGTAGAAGCGGCGGGACTGAATCGGCCGGCCGAGTTCAACTCCTTCCATGTCCTGGCCCGACAGGGGCTCCTCAATCTTGAAGAAGATGGTGGCGTACTCGGTGCCCTGGCCGGACGTTCCGATCTCGTACGAGGTGATGTAGCCACGGTATTGGCCCGGGGGAGCGTAGCGCGGGTTGAGTTCTTCTTCAGTGTACAACTTGTTGAGTGCTGACATTGGTTCCTCACTTCTGCTCGATCTGTCGGAATATGGCACCCAGATCGAATGGCGCCTCGGCTGTCACCCTGTGGGGGGCGGAGCACTTCAGGTAGCCCATGGACCGACTCGTCTGCGTCGTCAGCACGGGCTTAAGGTCTTTCCGCGTAGCGTGCCACACGTTATTGCAGTAGCGCGCGACGATGTTCGGAAGTTGCTGGCCGAGGAAGGACGGCATGACCTTGGTGATGCCCATCCTCTTGTCCTCGACGAGGCGAATGTGGGAGATCAGAATCAGGTGGAACTTATAGCGGTCGGACGTGAGGCGGGCAACCTGATTCTCAAATCTTTTTGCCATGACGCCCCAGAGGGACTGGTCGAATCCCGTCTTGTCGTCCGAGATGCCTGCCTCCTTCAGGACCTGGGCCATGCACGCCTCGTTCCAGAACGTGGCCGAGTCGATGGCGAGGACTGTGTCTGGCCCCCACGTGGTCAGGTCCCCCAGGTCTTCTTCGGGCAGGGTCCACCGGGTAGTGATCGAGACGGACTTGCGCCACGACTCGGGGTCCTTCGCGGGGATCGAATAGTAGGTGATGTTCGACGCCTTGTCTCGGGCGAGGTAGGCGTTCAGGATCCCCAGGTTGTTGTCGAGGTCGACGATCCGGACCTTGTAGTCCTGGTTGGCGAGGGTTGCGAGGAGGCCCGTCTTGCCTGCTCCAGGATCTCCGACGAGCAGGAGTTTGACGCGGCCCGAATTGGGGTGGAGGGAGAACGATGGCATTACACATTCCTTATTTCATGAGGGTAGGCCCAGGATAGAGTGCCGTCAGGCAGGACGATGTCCCAGATGTCGGTCCCCGGGCGGGCCTGCACTCGGGTACCTGCCGGCCATTTGTTGATCTCCGTAAGGAGTTCAAAAGTTGATGTCGATTCCTGCTTCTCGGAGGATGTCGTGCGAGTAGAAGATTTCAGAGCGCCATCGAGTGGCAAAGTCTGGGTGGACGGGGCTGACGTGGACACGGGCGACTCCTCGCGAGACGATGGATAGGGCGCAGGCAGAGCAGGGTGGGTGGGTAGCATAGAGGGTAGCTCCCCTGCAAGAGAATCGAGCATTGTCGAGGACGTTCCGCTCTGCGTGCAGGGTTAGGCGTAACTTGGTCGGGCGGTCTGAAAGTCGATCCGAAGAATCTTCGATGCCAGGGGGAAAGCCATTATAGCCGAGGGCCACTTCTCGAATGTCTTCCCCGACGAGGACTGCCCCCACTTTCGTCGAGGGGTCTTTCGACCACTGAGCTACGTGGGCAGCCAGGGCGAGGAAGCGGGCATCCCACTTGCACCTCATGGGGGATCTCCTTCCTGGGTGTTCCCCCAGTAATCATTGATGAGGGCGAGGCAGCGAGAAGCCTGGGCTGCAGACTCCTGGGCAAGGTCTTCGTCCTGGCAGGCTATGACGATCTCGCCCGACTTAGATTTGATCGCAAGAAAATACAGGAAGTTTTCGACCTCGGCCAGGATCAGGTCGGTACTCGGGACAGCCTTGACTGAAGTTTGCGAAAGCCAGGGGAAGTTCTGCTTTCTTGGCGCGGGATTTGTGGTCATCTGATAGGAACCTATGGCAGGAGGAATTGAGGCAGTCGGACAGGCACCACGCCTTGTCGAGGTAGCAGATCATGGACCGTACCTGAGATTGCCCATGCGCTGCCGGAGGAACTCCTCGGCAGACGGGGGGAGGCGGAACTCCTGCGGGATTACTCGGTAGACTGCGACCCGCTCACCGTCCTGTCGGATATAGGCGACGGTCTCCAAGGCCCTCTTCATGACGAGGGTGCGGATCCTCGAATGGATGCGCCTCGGGGGGACCATGGGCATGTCTGCCTGGAGGTCCCGAATCGTAAAGGTTCCTCCCCAGTAGGAGATGCGATCCCCGATCATGTCGGACAAGAGAGGATCATCGTACTTGGCAGGGGTGGGATCACTCATTTGGGGTCTCCGGTCTGATAGCTTTCCATTGGGGGCAGAAGGGGGCAGCTTCGCAGTACTCTTCGCAGCGCGTATAGATCTCGGGTCTGCGGTCGATGTAGTGGGATGCGGTCCCCTTCAGGGTCGAGATGAAGTATTGGGCTGCTGCCTCGTTGTCGAACAGGCGGACTGCCGTCTTGCGACCTTCACGCATGACTGCGAACTTGGCCGGCTTGTACCACATTTCTTCGGGGGTGCAAGGGGAGACAACTTCGTGGGTCCGGACGCGGGCACGAATTCGCTCCTCGGCCTCGGCCGGGTCCCAGAGGGGAAGGTTGACGACCTGGACCATGAGCGGGGGGTAGTCGAGGGAACGCATGAGCATGTAGCGTTCCCAGTTGCGCAAGATGACGATGACTTGGAGGGCCGAGACTTGGATGCCATTGAGACGCAGGAGGAAGGCGTAGGTGTTAAGTTGCTGCGCCCACTCGTCGTCTGCCCCGTGGGAGTGGCGAGAGAAGCGAGCGACTGTCGTCACCTTGTAGTCCTGGAGAGTGGCAGATTCGTTCTCGAGGATGAGCCGGTCGAACTGGCCTGAGATGAGCTTCCCTTCGATGTGAGCGAAGAGTCTCTTCTCCTTGATTGCGTGCCGGTCTGCCCGCTCCATCAGGGTGTGGAAGGCGGAGCCGAGGGCCGAAGGAATGAGGTCGGACGCATCGACTTCAATCTCGGCCCGGTGCCTGCGGACAAGGTCGATGAGTTGGGTCGGCTTCCAGATCGAGGTGACCGAGAGGTCTGCCCCGCCCGCATCGTAGGGGTCAGCAGCCAGGGCCTCGACCAGGGGCGTGGGCAGGTTGTACTTGTTGGTCAGTCTCCGGGAAGATGAGTCGGGCGAGTTGCTCACGGAATTCCTTTCGGGATTTGAGTTGGGACTGAAGTCGGATGATTTCAGCCTGGGCTGCCTTGAGGCGAGTCTTGAGGAGAGTCAACTCGGCCTCCGTCTGTGGATCTAATTTCGGCAACGATGTCCTCCACTTTCTCGATGATTGCGTAGCGCAAGTACTTGGCCATGTTGTGTAGCTCGGCAGCTTTCAGGTGCAGGTCTCTCTGGGTACGACCCGTGGCCAAGGCTGCCTGATCTGCGAGGGCGTGCGCCCTAAGTTTGACCTTGGCTTCGAGGTGCCGGCCCGTCTCCACCATTATCAGGAGGTATGGTGCCTTGTCCGGGGGAACTTTGCAATGGGCTAGGATCTCGTCGAGGTTCATCGGTCTTCTCCAATCTGAGGGTGTAGCCTAGGGTGGCCAGGACGTGGACGAAGGTGGAGAGGCGGGGGTCCCGGCCTTCGCGCCATCGCCTGATTGTGTTGCGCATGATGTGGGGAAATCGTCGAAGGTTCCCCGCATAGTTCTGGTCGAAGAGCTCGAAGAGGTGCCTGACCGGGGGCGAGACGGTCGAGGCTATCCGGAGATCAATGAGGGGTCCCTTCTTGATGTGATCGAGTTCTGACAGGAGGCCATCGATCTGGGCCTTCTGGGTTCGGAGTTTCTCGGTCATCTCGTCCAAGTCACGTAGCTTCATCAACTGTCCCTCCAATGTCGTGCGCGGATTGTTGTCGTTCGCAGATACCGCAGCAATGTCGTCGCCCGGCGACAAGGTAGCATGGCTCACTCATGGCTTGGCCTCCTCCTTGCGATTGGCCCGCTGCACGAGACCGGCGTTGATTAGGTTCCGCGCATAATTGATGTGCCACGAAGTCACCCACCCTCTATGCACGAGCTTGCCCGACACGAAGATGAAGGCGGTCTCGTCAAGTGCCGCCATCATCTCGTCGAGCGAGGCGATGAATTTGCCCGCATCGTACCTATTGCTCATGGCTTGGCCTCCAGGGCACTGGCAAGAACCCTGCTGAGTTCTTTTTGGGCCTCGATGGCACTATCAATTGCTGCCTGGAGGACATCAGCGTGAGATATGCAAGCCATAATGTTAGAGATCTCCTCATCATCTCCATCCCCGCTATCGTTCCATTCGACTGACCTCAAGGCCTTTGCAACAAGAAAGAGATGCTTGCGGAACGCCTTTCTCTCCGGGGAGTAAGTGTCGAATGTAACATCCATGACTCGGAGGTAGAGATAGTCCATGCTTCCGCCGCTCATGGCTTTGCCTCCATCGGATAAGGGTCTCGGCCTGAGTCGATCTCCCGACAGACGCGGCGGAACTCGGCAACCTGTGCGTCGATTGCGGCCTGCTGTTTCGCCGCTGCCGCCGCCGCCGTCCTCGCCTCCCACCCCGCCTCCCACGCCACCGACGCCGCCTCCCTCGCCGCCTCCCACGCCGCAATCGACGCACAGGTTACCGACTCACGCGCCGACTCCCTCGCCGCCTCCCACGCCGCCGACCTCGCCGCCTCCCACTCCGCCGACGCCGCCTCCATTTCCTCCAGGCTCGCCTGACCCCGCGCGTATCGCTCGGCAACATCTAGCGCTGCGACACTGCACGGATCGGACATCAGATGCTGCACTTGGCGCGCGCACCAAACCGCGTAAAGCCTGATCTCGCGGTCGCGCCCCTCGACGGCCCTTAGGCACCAGAGCGCATCGCCAAGACCGTTGCTATTAAGGATTTCCTCTAGCGGCAGCGGCTCGTCGTCGGCTGCGGTTTTGTTCAAGTGCCGCAGCAGTTTCTCCCAGCCATCTCGGCATGGACTGTGCGCGCGGATCTTGTTCAGGGTTGTCCTCATGGCTTGGCCTCTGCCGGTTCTATCCCCCGCTCCATCAGAGGCTTTAGTGCATACAGCGCCATAGCGTGGATTGACTCCTGCGAGTAAATAGCCCCGGCCGCTGCACGCTCTATGCCCGCGATGCTGGCATACAGAGCCTCTTTTTCTGCCCGCAACCGCTCGATCTCCGCGCGCAGCTGGTCTACCTCGGCTTGCAGAGAGACGCGGGCGCGAAGCCGCTTGGCCTTTGAGGTCATCAGGTTGAAGTCGCTCATGGCCAGGGCGCGCAGCCGCTCCACAATATCTCCGCTCATGGCTCGGCCCTCTTCTTCCGATAGGGATTGTCCTTGAGGTGCCCTGGGCTAATGTTGCCCTGGTCCCACGCCTCGGCCATGCGCCGGCGGACGAGGCGGCGGACGAGGCGGTCGATTTCCCTCAGCAGATACTTCTCTGTACGTAGGCGCTCGACCTCGGCTCTCAGATCCCCAATCTCCTCTTCCATCCGCGCGCGGATCATGCCCTCGCTGACCATGCCTGTCTGGTGGTCGGGGTGGTCGTTGCAGCGTTCGACCCAAGTCTTGATCTCCATGTCACTTCTCCCGGCGGATTCGGACAGGGGGTCGGTAAGGATTGCGGGGAGTTCCCCATCCCTCCTGGCCATTCTTGCGACACTCAGTAAACCCCTGGTCCCACGCCTCGGCCTGGGCACGTCGGATGGCACGGTCGACCGAGGAGACGAGGTACTTCTGGTCTGCCATGAGGGGCAACTTGTCTGACAATTTGTGGGTAATGCGTTGTCCTGGTGTCTTCCTCATGGCTCACTCCTTGAGAAACATTCTGCCCGCACCCCCACCCCGCCAGATCGGAGGAGTGGGGGGATCGACCGGGCTGCTTTCTGACATTGGTCGAAGGTGGGGAAGGGGATGTGGATCCCCTCGCACGTGGCTGCGCAGATGAGCAGGGCTAGGATCATCGGTCCTCACTCTCGATCAGGATGATGCCGGCATGATCGCAGGCATCGAGGAACTGGTACACGTCTCGCTCCCAGGCCATGCGCTCCTCGGGTGTGAGCGTATGCCACGGCTTGAATGGGAAGTGGATTGCGTGGTGGGACTCGGCCAGTCGACCGACGAGTGCGTCCCTGAACCTAGAAGGGTGGGGCATGGGTCTCTCCCTGGGCGGCACGGCCCCGATAGTGGGATGCCATGTGGTAGTAGAAGGTGGCCATGGAGAAGTCACCTTCCCATTCAGCCTGGACTGCCCGATCCTCGCACTCCCGAATCTTCTGGGCTATCGGGGGAACTGGGGTCGGGTTGGGGAGCATCTGCCCGTGCTCGTCGTAACCTATGAATGATCGGGATGAGTTTGGCACAAATCTTCTCCCTGATTTCGGGGGTCATCTCTTCGGGATCTGTATCCATCAATTGGGTAGTCCTCCTACCTCATGAAGTTGGACGAATTGGCTTGCTGCCTTGACGGTCGCCAGCATCTTGGGAAAGAACAAGTTTTCAGCAAAGGCGACGGGATCCTGCACTTGCAAGACGAGGGTGTGGGTAGCGAGTGCTATGAGGATTTGAAGACGGAGTCCCGTAGCTTCGACCTCGGGCAGCTGCTCCGTGAATGCGGTAAGGACTTTGTTGAAATGGTCGAGAAGGTCGGGGACTGAGGTGATGGTAACTTCTTGGGTCATTGGGTCTCTCCTCAGAAGGGGATGGAATCAGAGTCTTCGACAGTCCGCATCTGGACGGGGCTGTCGATTTCGCGAACGACTCGCAGGCGGGACACTCGCACCTTCGAGTTCTGGTAGTCAATGGGGACTGCGACTACGTCGGCCGGGCACACCTCAACGAGGATGGTCCGGTCGCCCCCGAAGGTCGAGAGGTAGGACAGACTGCAGACGTGCAGGCCTGCCGAACATGTCCTTTCGGGATCGTCATCGACACTAGGCCGGGGCATGGTGTGGACCGATCCCGGCTCGTACTTGTGGGTCTTGCCCGTATGGCAATCGTACCAGTCGGACCTGACCTTCTTGTAGAAAAGAAGCATGCCTTCGGGTGTGATCGTGATCGAGTTGGATTCGACGAAGCGCCAAAGTTGATCGCGGGATCGCATCGAGGGGTTGTCCTGGAGGCGTTCGAGGAATCGCATGAGGGGCTGGCAGTCGAATCCTTCGGACTTCATCTTGAGGATGACGGGGACGACTGCGTTCGAGACGGGCCGGCCTTTGTAATAGACCGTGTCGTCGGAGATGGAGATGTTCGAGTCGACCCAGGATTCGACCACCTTGCGTGGGGTCATCAGGAGGACAGCCTCGTCCCAGTTCCCCGCCCGAATATGGGCGAGGACACTAGAGTAGTCGGGGTGAGTGGCCGTCATGGTCAGGATCGAGTCTGCCACGACAGTCACGCTGTTCGAGGTGATGATGTAGGGATACATGAGAGTCTCCTTAGATCAGGCGGGAAAGGATTTGGATGGACCGGGGATCGGCGCAGTCAAGTTTCCTGGCAACCCAGAAGAGGTCGGGGAGCCGAGCCTTTAAGGCGGTCAGGAGGGGTGTCCAGTAGGCGGAAGACCCGGCCCTTCGATGCATCGGGTACGAGTAGTAGAGGGAGATATCAGGACCCCAGCCGGGAGGAATTGAAGGCTCGGGGGGAAGTAAGTTCTGGGCATAAAGGAACTGAAAGAAGGCATCGTTATCGGATCCCAGATAAAGCTGCAGGTACTCACTATAGGTGGCCCACTCCTCGTAGTGGGTGCGGAACCAATCGTCAACGAGGGACCTATGCCGCGCCGTCACGTCAGTCATGTCCTTGACGGGGGTCGTGGCCAGGAAGACTGGGTGACCCAGGCGCTGTTCGATGGCCGTAAAGCTCGACGGGGAGAGGGGAGCAATCGACTCGTTTTTCTTGTCGTAGACGAGATGAAGGTTCTTCTTGGAGCGGACCCGCAGGTAGTGTCCGGAAGGGGTCCCCGAGTGTTCGACGAGTTTTCCCCCCGCGACGCTGTAGATGCGAGATCGAGCGGCCTTGCCGGCAGACTTGGGGGCGGGGACGGGAAGGGTGGAGATGCTGATGACAGGCAATTTAAGTTCGAAGATTGACGGGCTGTCTGTAATGACGACCGTGCCCGTAAGATTCCTGGCGAGGAGGCGGGCTTGCCACTTGTCCATCGTATCGAGGTATACGAGCGTGTCATCAGAGCCGAAGTCGATGGAGTCCTGCCAGTTGATCTTCCAGGACGACCGAGGCAAGCTATAGTACCGCTGCCACCGCGCCTTGTGGAGGGACGTGATGCGGACAGGGCTGATCAGAAAGAGGTCTTTCCACTTCCATTCGTAGAGGGTGGGGTGCCAATCGATAATTTTCTGGACGAGAGGAACGGAGGCTAGCGGGAGGAGGTTCTCGGCCAGTTTCTCGAAGACGGGGACAACTTGCCGGTACCGGGCACGCAAGGTGCGGATAACTTCGGGACTGTAGACGATGGCCTCTCGCGAAGCTGTGACTTCAATGGCCCCGATGGGGAAGCGCAGGATGGCCGGCACAGAGGTTCGAATCTCGGGATGGTCGAGGGGATAGGCGACTGGACCCACGAGGACTGTCGGACGAACCTTGAGCATCTGGTCTGGATGGGGGATGGCAATCTGCCCATCGTCGTATGCATAGGTGGGTTGTCCGAGGGGTATGCCTTTGACGAGGGGGGCAGGAGTGAATAGGCGGATCTGATCGAGGGCCTCGGTCCATTTGGGGAGGTCGCGGGGATCTGCCGGCACCTGGATTTCGAGACCTGATTCGTGGGTCGGGGCTACGTCGACGACGTGCAGGCCGGGCATTCCGTCCTCTCCGACAGACGCTATGTAGGTGGCCCGGATACCTGCGTGGTATGAGACGATGGTGAAGGAATTGCCCAGGGCGAAGGGGGACTTGGCACCCAGGCCGAAGCCTCCGATCTGCTCATTGGTGTGGCGCTTCGTACTCTCTCCGAAGGCAGTGAAGACGTTGATCATCTGATCTTCGGACAGGCCTGGGCCGTGGTCCCGGATCGTGAACGAGGGGTTGAAGTCAGACGGAAGAGTGATCGACATGGGCACGGAGGGGCAGGCGTCGAGGGCATTACATGCTAGTTCCCGGACGACCGACGCGATGGGGTTCGAGTAGAGTCTCTGGGTAAGTGCCCGGATCATGATCCCGTTCGATGCGATCTTGAAATCGCAAAGCTTACGTAGACCCTGGGCCTCGTGGGTCTCAGAGATATTGAGAATCATAGGTCACCTCAGGAGGAAAATGAAAGTCAGGACAATCAAGACGAAGTAGAATGGCATGGCGTCAGCCGGCCTGATAGCGCGGGGAAGGCATGACTGATATGTTCTGGACGAATACCTCGAAGGCGAGGTCCTGGCTGGTCATGGCGTCGGCCTGGGATTGAGCCTGATCCCGATGACAGTAGGGTCCGCAGATGAGTTCAGCCTGGGCCTGGGGATTGCGGGCTGCAGGCACGACCGAGAGGCCGACCCAATAGATCTGGGCGTTCATGCTGTCCTCTTGAATGAGAGGCGGAAATAGCCTGGGCCTGGAGTGACAATCCCCTGGTCCATCAGGTGGGACTTGGAGACGAGTGAGAAGAGTCTTTTCCGGTCGATGGAATCGGGGGCGAGGCACCAGGAGATTGTCGCCACGTGGCGGCCTGTCTCGTAGGTGATACCGTTCGTAGGATTATGATTTACGATCATGGCACGGAGCCGAGTAGCTTCAGCCTCGAGTTCATGGATGCGGGCCTTGAGGTCCGCAAACGTGTCGACGATCTGATGAATCTGAGTCATGTCATTGTCCTTTGCGGAAGGGTGTGGATGGGGAAAGTTCTTTGGCTGCGATCTTGGTAAGGTACTGCCAGTACGCTCTCTGATAGGCGGAAAGTCTGTCGTATGTCTTCATGGGCGCATCGCTAATCTTTTCATGCCAATAATTGACGTGAGATCGTAGATCTGCCGAGAGTTGGGCATAGGGAATCTTGGTAGTGGCCCGTGAGAGTCGCGGGATTGCGGACTTGGGCATAACTCTGCCTCCTATGGGTTGCGCGTGCTTCCTAAAGGATCAATGATCTGCGAAAGGTCGGAGATTGCCTTGAGATATTGGCCTCGGCGGTACTGAACCTTGGTGAGGCGGGAAGCTGCCTGCAGGAGTCGGCCCGGGGATGCCGTTCGGGTGACTCGGAGTCGACCCCGGGACCTGATATGGGCTAGGAGGGCGGTCTTGATGACGGCAGCTTGGTAGCGAAGGATGTCGGGACCCGTGATGACGTCGGTCATGTGAACCTCAAAGAGCTAGAGAGAAGATTAGGACTCCGATCAGGAGCGAGATTGAAAGGATGTTGAACGCTACATTGATGATGTCACGGAGTGTCATCTGAGTTCTCCAGGAATGTCTTGATGATTGCGGGATCAAGTTCCCATCTCTTGGCTATACTGAGCATGTGGCGTGCCCAAAGGTGGAGGCCTTCATGATAGAGGGTATTATCATGGCTATGCTGCAGGTCGTGGAGCAAATCGATAGGCACGTCGGGGAGCAGGTCCGGATACTCGCGTTTGAGTTCGCGGGGGGTCTTCGATTCCATTGCCGAATCGTACCTGTCATCGGGGATCAGACAGCCGACAGCGCATCTGAATCCTTGGTGGTCGCGATATGCGCATCGGGCGACAGACTTGATGACGATCTTCGCAGGTCGCCCCTGGGTGAGGAGGTGTGCGGCTACGGTATCGTAGACCTGTTGACGGAGTTGGTCAGCCATCTGAATTCTCCTGATCTGGGTTGAGTGTATAGCCCCAATCTTTCTTGGCACCATGCTCTTCGTTGAAGGAATAGCCTGCCTGATAGGCTTCGATTTCGGCGGGGGACATGTCGGAAGCTTCGATCCGAGTCCCTACGTAGGTTCCCTCGGGCCAGTGATGGGGATCACGGCGCCGACCGTAATAGGAATCGGCAGCACCTCTGTCGAAGGGGTTCCCGTGGGCAAGGGTGTAGGTTTGTCCCCGATAGGTGAAGGTGTCGGGCATCAGGACACCTTTAAGGCTGTGCGGATCTCGGCCTTGATCCGGCGGGCCGTCTCCCCCTTCCATCGACCAGAGTTCGAGAGGAAGTAGAGGAGAATACCTCGAGCGTCGTCCTGACCATAGGAGGAAGAGAGGTCTCTCAGGGTGTGCATTGCCCTGAGATAGGGGACCGCACCGAAATAGGGTGCCTTCCAATCTTGGGAAATCTCTTGAGCAATTTTATAGATGGGACGCATTAGTAGCCTCCTGTGAGGTTGATTGTGAAAGTTTCAGAGTGTTCATCGTAGACAGCGTTGAAGAGTAATCCCTGGGCGACAAGCTCGAGGAGAACCTTGCCAAGGATGCCAGCCCCTGGATGCTGCCAGGGGGGACGGCCGGGGTCCAGCGGTGTCTTTGCAGGGCAGGGTTGCGCCGGCCGCATGACCGGTTGGCACGGGCTTTGCATGGCCCAAAAAGCTAAGTGCTTGATATTGTTAGGATATTTATTTGGGGGGGTGGGGGATGGGGGATTGAAGATTGTGAAGGTTGTGAAGGCGGGATGGGGCGGGAAGATGGGCGCTAAGGCGTTGATATTGTTGGGTTTGTGAAGGTTGTGAAGGTTGTAGACCATTTTGCTCGAAAAAAGTGATTTTGGGGTGTGTTTTAGGGGGTGTTTTAACCTTCACAACTTCACGTGGAGTCCTAACTATTGATCTTAGGTTATTTGTTATGGATTGTTGCTAGTTGCTAGTTGCTAGGTGTTGCTAGTTGCTAGGTACATGTCCTACGGTATTTGGTATACCGCGCATCTTAGCTAAAGATTAGTTGCATTTTAGCTAAAGCCGGGGGATCTGGCATACGGCATACGGCATACGGCATACGGTATACCAAGCATTTTAACTAAATCCATGGTACATGGTATGTGGTATACCAAGCATTTTAGTTAAATCCACATGACTTTGGCGCATGGTACCCCCGCAAAAATATCGCATCACGCCAGCCACGGGCATGGTACAAACCGGGGTAGATCGCATTGGGCGATCCGATTGGAGGATTATGATGTACCGAACCGAAATGACGGATACTTTCTGCGGCGAAGCGAACTATTGCTGGGTGAAGCGCGGCGAAATCGCTGCGGATTCCAGCGTAAGCCGCCGCGCCATCGTCCGCCGCATCAAGGCTTGGGCCGGTCTGAGCGGCGCCCGTTGCCGAGTCTATGACCACGGCGACCAATTCGAAATTCGGCCGTATGGTCGGCACGTGGTCATTTTCGCCAACATGATGCAAAACACCTAAGCATTAGCCCATGGTAGAAATATCATGGGCTTTTGCTGGACCATTAGTTAAAATTTTAGACAAGATGTCTATTCTAAAATGCTCCAAGTTATTATCTAAAATGCCGGGGATTTTTTCCTGGAGGTCGAAGTTGGACCCCAGGGGAAAAAACAGGACCCTTTGTGTTGTTGGGGTTGGGAACCCCCCGAGGCAGAAATTTTTGCATTTTTCAGTTGCATTCAGCCCAATTGTGGGATAGGGTTTTGGGATGAAAGCCCTCATTACTGGCGTGACGGGACAGGACGGGGCCTACCTCGCCGCCCATCTCCTCAACCTCGGCTGGGACGTCTCAGGCACTATCCGTTCCCACGCCCCAAACCTCTCCAACCTACATGCCCTGGGCATCGCAGGCAGTGTCCGTCTCCACCTATGCGACGTATCCCACCTGAGTGACTGCGCGACCCTCGTCCGCATGGAATTCGACCACATCTACAACCTCGCAGCCCAGTCCTTTGTGGGCACCTCCTGGGACAACCCCCACGCAACAACCCAGGTCAACTCCTTAGGACCCCTAAACTTCCTCCATTCCATCCACAAAATGGGGCTTCCTACCCGTTTCTACCAAGCCTCCACGTCCGAAATGTTCGGCCAATCCCCAGGACCCCAGGACGAGTCCACGCCTTTCCTGCCAGTCTCCCCCTACGCCACGGCCAAACTCTATGGCCACCACATCGTGCGCACCTATCGGGAATCCCACGGGGTCTGGGCCTGCTCTGGCATCCTCTTCAACCACGAGTCACCCCTCCGTGGCCCCCAATTCGTTACCCGCAAAATAACTAAGGGTATTGGTGCCATTTTGGGGGGCCGGCAAGAATTCCTCGAACTGGGGAACCTCGACTCGTGGCGCGACTGGGGGTTCGCGGGGGATTACGTGCGGGCCATGCACCTCATGATGACCCAGCCGACGCCCCAAGACTACGTCGTGGCCACGGGCGAGACCCACAGCATCAGGGAATTCCTAGACATTGCCTCGGACCTCGTGGGCCTGGACCCGAAGGACTTCGTGCGGATCAACGCAAAGTTCTTCAGGCCTGCGGAAGTTCACCACCTCCTGGGTAACCCCACAAAAATTAAGGCTTTGGGCTGGGCTCCCACGGTCACTTTCCGAGACCTCGTGGCAATGATGGTCGAAGAGGACTGCCCCTAAGTCCTCCTATCCCCCCCTGGGTGCAAAATTTTCAATTTTGGGGTTGACTCGGGGCCCCGCCCAGGGTACCTAGTGTAGGCTCCGCCCTCCCTACATCACAAAAAATGTGCCCACATCCTATGGGATTGTGGGGTTTTTGACCCCATTTTTGACCTCGGGAGGTCCAACCTTCACAAAATTGGCCCACCCCCACGTCCTATGGGATGTGGGTGCATCCTATGGGCTTTGTGGGGATCATGGAGGAGGCAAAATTGGGGGTTTTTGTGAGGTTTGTGAGGGTGGGCCGGGGGCAACTTCACGGACCTAGGGTGTTGATTTGATTGGGGAATTTGGATTTGTGAAGGTTGTGAAGGTTTTTTCTTATGTTTCTCCATCTAGAAGGATGTAACCCTATAGGGTGGAAAAGTACGAAAAATACCTTCACAACCTTCACACCTTCACAGCAATTTACCTAAAATTTTACCCACCTGATCCCATAGGATGCACTCACATCCTATATGATTTTGGGTGTGGGGGCGGCAGGCTCTACCAATATAGGGGAAAAGTCAAGAGATGTCAACTATTCTCGACCCCGGTCCCCAAATTGGTCGGCCCAATCCGACTACGTCTTGGGTGCAGGGCTCCCTGGGCCGCTAAAACCCCACACTTTGTAGGGTTATATGGCCCTACGAGGACAGGGGTCTTGCGGGGTTGCGCCCAGGCCTCTCCTCGGGTATTCTCAATGGCTTCGTGCAAGGAGGACACATGACCGAAGAGACGAAAGATTCCACGATCATTGGACCTGCGGGCCTGTTCCGCCTCGTCCAGGATCGACTCAAGCCCTGGAAGACCCCCAATGGCGACGTATTCGTGGATCTGTGGGTAGATGCCCGCAGATACACGGTCGCAGTCAGGTCCGAAGGCTTCGTAGGCATGCTCTACCTCATATGTGCTCAGGACGCCCCGGGAAAAATGCTCTCGGCCAGGGCCGTCGACGAGATCCGGGCGTGGGCTATCGGCATTGCCATTGCCAGGGGACGCACCTTCGACGCCAATGTGCGGCTCGGGGGCGACTCCAAGACCGTCTGGTACGACCTCGGGGACGACACCCACGACATGGTCAAGTGGATTGGGGGCCGCTGGGTCATCACCCGCGCCACGGGGGACACGCCCCACTTTTATCGGCCCGGGGGCATGCTCGGCCAAGTCAGGCCTGGGGACGGAGGTAACCTCGTAGAACTCCTCTCAAGGCACATCCGGACAAAGAACGACGACATTTATCTGATAGCTGCGTGGCTCATCGGGGCCATGAAGCCCGGGGGTCCCTACCCCATCCTCATCATCAATGGGGAGCAGGGTTCGGCCAAGAGTACGACGACCCGCCTTCTCAGAAAGATCATAGATCCCCACGCCCTCGACATGAGGGAACCCCTAGACAACAACAGGGATCTCGTAGCTGCCGTCAAGAATTCCTTCGTCCTCGCCTTCGACAACATGTCTTTCCTGAAGGGCAATTTGAGCGATTCCTTCTGCCGCATCTCGACGGGGACCGGGGCCCTCGGAGGTCGTGCCCTCTATACGGATACGACTGAGGCGGCCTTTACTGCCTGCAGACCCATCGTCCTTAATGGGATCCCGGCCTTTGCCGAGCGCGAAGACCTCATATCCCGCAGCATCAACCTTGAGTTGCCCTCGATCAAGGAGGGAATGCGGCTCGACGATGACACGTTCTGGGCCTCGGTAGACCAGGACCTTCCCAACATCCTAGGGGCCCTGTTCGACTGCGTGGCTGTAGCCCAGGCCCGCTTCCCCCAGGTCAAACTTAATAATGCTCCACGCATGGCCAACTTTGCCCGCTGGGCCTACGCAGGCCTCGGGGCCGAGGGGGATAGGTTCCTTCAGGCGTATTCGCGCAACAAAATGGAGACATCGTCCCACTTCATCGAACATAGTGAGGTGGCCCAGGCCATCATCAAGTTCATGGAGAACAAGGAACTGTGGCACGGGACGTGGGCCCAACTCCTCAAAGACTTGGGCCAGAATCCCCTCTCCAAGAATTGGCCCACAAATAGCTTGCAATTGAGGAATAGGGTGATAAGATTGTCTGAAGATCTCCGCAAGAATGGCATAGAGTGGAGGACTAATGGGCGAGAAGGGGGCACAGGCCGCATGGCCCTCGAACTCAGGCGCCTCGAAAATTACCTTAAGGATGTCTTTCAGGTGAGCGCAGCATGAACGGAATCATTGACCCCGAATTGATGGCCGAGGCGAAGAAGAGGGCCACGGTCTCTCGGAAAATGGTCCAGAGGCCTAATAGGCCACTGAAGCCCGAAGAGCACATCTTCATCAAGGAGTATATGGCCGGGAACTCCCTCGCGGAATGCGCAGCGGCCGCAGGCTACACGGGAGACCACCCCGAAGTCATGGCGAGGCGCTGGCTTGAGCGGCCCGTCATCCAGAAGAAATTGGACGAGATGCGCCGCCGAGACGAGGCCCGCGCCCAATTTTCTCGGGACATATACCTGGATATGCTCAAGGATACCTATGTGAAGGCGATGTCGGACGGGGACTATTCGGGGGCCAATAGGGCTGCGGAACTTCTCGGAAAGGCCCTCGGCTACTTCGTCGACCAGAAGGCAGTCCTCTCAGTCTCCGCCAAGATACCTGAGGACTCGGCCGGCCGGATTGCCGAAGTTCAGAGACTCGCGAAGATTGCCGGAGTGAAACTTGAGTGACGTTCTCCTCCTTCAGCAACTAAAGCTACTGGCAGAATCCAAGGCCCGGGCCTCCTACTACGCCTATATGCAACTGGCGGCCCCCTGGATTCTGCCCGAAGGCTTCGTGGACGGGGACCATCTGAAGAAGATCGCGGACCTGCTCCAGTACGTCGACGAGACGCCCCGGGCTCGGGCCATGATTTTTATGCCTCCCCGGTCCATGAAGAGTCTTAATGGGTCGGTCCTCTTCCCCTCGTGGGTTTTGGGCCGACACCCTTCGTGGCAAATCATGGGAGTCTCCTACGCGCAGGAACTTGCCAATGCCTTCGGACGTGACACGCGCAACCTCCTCCAGTCCGAAGACTATGGGCAGATCTTTCCTACGAGGGTCAGGGCTGACTCTCGGGCCACGAATCGCTGGAATACTGAGCAGGGCGGGGTCTATGTTGCGGCCGGTATTACTGCAGGCATTGCCGGCCGTGGTGCTAATCTGGCTATTATCGACGACCCCCTTTCAGAGCAAGATGCCATGTCCAAGGCATCACGCGAGTTCGTCAAGAACTGGTGGCCCGGAGGCCTGAGGAGCCGACTTCAGCCTGACGGCCGGATCCTCATCATTACGACGAGGTGGCACCAGGAAGACCTTGCAGGCTGGCTCCTTAACGCCCAGGACAAGGACCCCAAGGCAGAGCAGTGGAAGGTCCTCAGTATTCCGGCCCTGACCGAGACTGGGGAATCTTACTGGCCTGAGCGGTGGCCCCGGGACTTTCTCGAAAAGTTGCGGGACGATCCCACGATGCCCCGCAGCCAGTGGAATGCCCTGTACCAGCAGGAGCCTACTGCGGCCGAAGGCAACCTCATCAAAGTTGAGCAGATCCAGTGGTGGCCCGAAAACAAGACTTTGCCCGAATGTGATGCGATCTTGATGGCTGCCGATACGGCCTTCGGGCGGCGAGAGTCCAATGACTATTCGGTCCTCCAAGTCTGGGGCATCTTTACTACGGGATACCAGGACTCACGGGGCAAGGAGTTCAATGTTCCAAATGCCATCCTCCTGGCCAATAGACGGGGCCGCTGGGAATACCCTGAACTTCTAGAAAATGCCCGGGCCCTCGCCCGCAAATATAGTCCTGACAGGATCATCGTCGAGAAGAAGGCGTCGGGTGAAGTTCTCCTGCCAGACCTTCAGAGGGCGGGGCTCCCCGTCGTACCCTACATTCCAGGCAAGGGCCAGGACAAGGTGGCCCGGGTTCATGCCATTCTCCGCTTCTTCGTATCGGGCCGAGTGTGGCTTCCCGAAGGGGCAGAATGGGCCTACGACTTGGCAGAAGAGGCCCTGGCCTTCCCGCGCGGGAAACATGACGATCAGGTCGATACGATGACACTCGCCCTCCTCTACCTGCGGGATTCGTACTCCCTATACAATCAGGACGATACGACGATTACTGAAGAGGGAGCCCCGGCCAGGAAAAGGAAGACGTACTGGCGCACTTGATGAAACCCCACATATCTGGTAGGATGGCACGATGCAGCCTGGACTCCCCATATGATCGAAAATGCAAATCCCCTGACCCCCCTGGGACTGAAGTCAGTCATTGTCGAACTCGACGATGGCGGAGTGGACGTGGAATTTGGGGAGGAGGAAATCCGTGTTGATATTACAGATCATTACGCTAATCTTGCTGAGTATTTGGACGACTCGGACTTATCTCGCGTGGGCAGCAAGATATGTGACGATGTTAGGGATGACTTGGATTCGCGCAGTGAGTGGGAAAATCTCATCGTCCGAGGCATGGAAGAACTTGGCCTTAAAATTGAGGAGGCTTCGGAACCCTTCGAAGGAGCCTGCACGGCCAACCACCCACTCCTGATCGAGAACGTCGTCAAGTTCCAAAGTAAGGCGGTCCAGGAACTCTTTCCTGCAGCAGGCCCCGTCCGCACTCGTACGTGGGGTGCACCCAGTCCCGAAAAGGACGCTGCTGCCGCCCGCCTCAAGGAGTTCATGAACTGGCAGATTACCGAAGATATGGTGGAGTACTTCGATGAGACCGAACGACTCCTCTTCGCTCTGCCTCTGGTTGGAAGTTGCTTCCGAAAACTGTACTTTGATTCATCGCTGGGACGGCCCGTATCAGATTACATCTCGGCAGACCAGTTCGTCGTCTCCTACAATGCTCCCGACCTTAGGCGCGCGGCCCGCTACACCCACATTATACATCGTTCCCCCGAGGACCTAGCCCTCGACATCTCCAATGGTATCTATAGGGATACCCGAGTGGGAGATCCTGGGGTAGTCGAGCCCAGCCTCATTGCGGCCAAGGTGGACGAACTCCAGGGCGTCACTCCCCCCTCGGGCTACAAGGCCCACGAACTCTACGAGTACCACGGCTACTTCAAGTTCGACTCCCTCCAGGAGACCAAGGACGGGGCCCTCCCCTACATCGTCACGGTCGACAGTAAGTCTCGGACAGTCCTGGCCGTCAGGCGCAACTGGAATCCCCAAGATCCGGCCCGCAAGAAGCTCGAATGGTTCGTCCACTACAGGTACGTTCCGACGATGGGCTTTTACGGCCTGGGCCTCATCCATCTGATCGGATCCCTCTCGAAGACTGCCACCCTGACGATGCGTGCCCTCGTCGACTCGGGGATGTTCGCCAATCTTCAGGGCGGCTTCAAACTCAAGTCGATGCGAGTGGTCGGCTCCAATGATCCCATTGCCCCGGGCGAGTGGCGCGATGTCGATTCTACCCTTCAGGACGTCTCCAAGGCCATCTTCCCCCTGCCCTACAAGGAGCCGTCCCAGACTCTGCTCGCCCTGCACGACAAGGTAGTTGCGGCAGGCCAGAAGTTTGCAGATACGACCGAGCAAGTCATCTCGGATTCGACCAACTACGGGCCTGTCGGAACGACCCTGGCTCTTCTCGAAGCCTCGACCAAGTTCTTCGCGGCCACCCACAAGAGGATCCACGCGGCCCAGAAGCACGAATTCAAGATCCTCAGGCGCATCGACCGGGACTACCTTTCCAGGTACCCCTATCCCATCCAGGGTGCCCCGGCCGAGATCTTCGTCCAGGACATCAACTCTGAGATTGAGATTGTCCCCTCGTCGGACCCCAATACTCCGTCGAATGCCCACAGGCTGACGCGGGCCACGACTCTCCTGCAGATGGCCCAGCAGGCTCCCCAACTCCACAATCTGTACGAGGTGTACCGGCGCGTCTACAGTGCCATGGAGGTGGAGAACGTCGAGGCAATCCTTCCTCCGCCCCAGGAACCCCAGCCCATGTCGCCCCTCGAAGACGTCATGGCCCTCACAAAGGGCATGCCGATCAGGGCCTTTCCCGGGCAGGATCATCAGGCCCACATTATGGCAAAGATGGCCCTCGTGCAAGATCCTCAGGTGGGCCAGAACCCCGTCTTCGGTCCCCTGCTCCCGGCCCTCCAGGCCAACATTCAGGAGCATACCCTCATGCAGTTCGCGGAGGCGGCCATGGCTTCGGGCGCCTCGGGAGATCAAGCCCAGGCCCTCGCAATTACGCAGGTCGTTCAGCAGCACGTCGCCCAGGCTCAGATGCAACTGCAGCAAATGCAGCAGATGCAGCAAGACCCCACGGTCCAACTCGGGATGGCCGAACTTCAACTTCGGGCGAAGGAACACGAAGACAAGATGCTCAATAATGCGGCCCAATTGGCAGTCCGGAACCGTGAGCTCGACCTGCGGCAGCAGGCCCAGGACCAGAAGGGCTACATCGAAGGCCTCAAGATTAAGCAGAAGGACGGGGAGTCGACCCGCAATGCAGCCCTTCAGAGCGTCCAAGCCTTAAGGAGACAGACAGGTGCCCAGTAAATCTTTCGCCCAGGCTCGCCTTATGGCAGGGGCAGCCCACGACCCAGTCTTTGCCAAGAAGGTAGGAGTTCCCATGAAGACCGCCAAAGAATTCAACAAGGCCGACGCTCGGTCCAAGTTCCTCAAGTCCGCGATGCGGGCTAAGGGTCCAGCCTATGCCGAAGGTGGAGAAATCAGTCCAGCCCAGAGGTCTCAAGACTTCCTGGATCGCCTCGACGAGGACCGTGCCCGTGAGGCGGCCAAGAAAGAGGAGACGGGCCGGCCGCGCAAGCCCCGGAGTGATCGACGGAACCCAGACCGGGCCACGATCACCAAGGGCATCCCCATGCCGCCCCCGCCTCCTCCTCCTCCGCCTGCTCCCCCGGTCTCCAAATATGCTCGGGGCGGATCAGTCCGAGGGGCAGGCTGTGAAACTAAGGGTCTTAAAAAAGCCACTATCTACTGAGGATACTTACATGATGAAAATGATTAAGAAGGCTAAGGGCGGAAAGATGGGCGATCCGTCCAAACTCTCCTCTGAAAAGTTCTCTGCCCGCGCGAAAAGGGCCACTCTCCGGGGTGACGAGTCTGGCACCTTTATGAAGGGTGGAATTGTCAAGAAAGCTAAGGGCGGAAAGTGCTAAGTCATTTCCGACGAGCGATAGAAGAGCGGCGTCGCCAAGTAGCAACTCAACTTCTCGAAGGTGGCGCCGACTCTTACGAAAAATATATGTGGCACGTAGGCTATAGTGCTGGTATGTTGGAAGCAATCAACCTTCTACAGGAGATTGCTGATGCTTCCGACACCGAAGAGTAGTGGAAACTCCTCGTGGTGGACCGATCCCCAAATTCCAGATCCTGAGCCTCTGCCCGAAGTACGGGGTTGGCGCATCCTCGTCCGGCCTATCCCCAATGCCCCCAAGAGTAAGGGGGGAATCATCATCCCGGACCAGACCATCGAGATGATGGACCTTATCCGAAGTGTAGGCCAAGTCAAAGTCATTGGACCCAAGGCCTATACGCGGGACGACATGGGCGACCCCTGGTGCAAGGTCGGGGACTACATCCTCTATCCCCGCTATTCGGGCGCCAAGTTCTCCTACGGGGGAGTCAAGTTCCTCCTCCTCAACGATGATGAAGTTCTTGCGGTCGTCCAAGATCCCGCAAGAATCAACGAGTGACCAATACCTAAAATTTTAGACAAATGGGTATTGACAATCTCTCAACTTTTAAGTATCTTGGATTCGCGTAACGCAGGATCGCAACTGTGACAGAAGAGAACCAATCCTGGGTCGAGGTTGACGTCAAGGATACCAAAGCCCCAGAAGTCCCGGACCCTCCCAAAGAAGAGAGTCCTGAGCCAAAGCCCGCCCCAGAATACGGATCGCGGGCCGAGAAGAGGATCCGCCAACTCGTCGCTCGCGCGAAAGAACTGGAGGATCGAGCAACCCGGGCAGAGGCCCTCGCCGCGCAGCGCGAAGCCGAGTCCCGTCAAGTTGCCGAGCAGGCCAAAGGTACTGAGAACTCAGCCCTTTCAGTCTACGCCCAGTCCCTGGACACGAAACTGAAGACGGCCGAGAAGAGGTTCCAGGACGCCTACGAGGCAGCGGACAAGGACGCACTCCTCCAGGCTCAGCACGAACTCATGGACGCCAAGCTGGAACTCAAGGCCTTAGACTCCTGGTCCAAAGCCCAGAACAATAAGGTCCCCGCGCCAGCCCGGGCTCCCACCCCGGTCCAGGCCCCGCCCCAACTTAATGTGGCGCCGGCAACCCAGGAGTGGATGGCCAAGAATCCATGGTTTGGCCGAGGAGAGGGGAAAGACCACGTAGCTACGATGGCTGCCGTGGGAGTCTCGGAACAACTCATTGCCGAGGGATATGATCCCGCAAGCCCTGAGTTCTACGAGGAAGTGGATCGACGCATCGTGGAGAACATCCCACGGCTTCGGGCGCAGGAACCCCGCAATCCTGTTGTCGCAGGGTCTAGGACACCCACCCGGCGGATTCGCCTCGATGAGGCTACCGTCGCGACCTCCAAGAAGTTGGGGGTAGCCTTGGAAGATGCCGCCCGATACGCGGAGAAAATCCAGGCTGCGGGTAACGACTATGTGACAATTGACGTGAAACGGAGACGATGATGACACATCCGACGCGGGCAGAATCAGCCCGGAAACGGGAATGGCAGGAGCCGAACGAACTGGCAGTGCCGGACTCTCTGACGAGGCGCCTCAAGTCTGAGGGCTTCGGAACTAGGTGGGTTCGCATCATGCTCGAAGGCAAGCCCGACCCAGTCAATGTCATGACGCGCCTCCGGGAAGGTTACGAGTTCGTTCCGAAAGATGATGCGCCCGAGTGGCCCGAGGCACCCTCTCTCGACTACGGGAAACACGGCAACATCATCGTCATCGGGGACCTCGCCCTCTGCAAGTTGCCCCTGGAGATCTCAGAGTCTCGGACGCGGCAGATGCAGCAAAGGACCCGGGCACTCGCAGATGCCATCGACCGGCAACTCGCGGAGAACCGGGGCCTTAATAGGGCACTCCCCATCTCAAGTCGAGGGACATCTAGTAAGGTGTTTACCGGTGGCCGAACACCCACACTAGACTAAGGATTGGGGCCGCCAGGAGATAACGATATGACGACTACGAAACGGCCTTTCGGCCTTCAGCCTGTCAGGATTCGCGGTGGCGGCCCCAACTCTGGTGCCCTCAATACGTACCGCTGGGGCGCCTCTGCCGGTCCCTCGGACGTGGGCGATGGTGACCCGGTCAAGCAGATCCCGGGCGGTGACTTCCGGATTGCCTCGGCCGCGACGGACTACATCGTGGGCGTGGCAAAGGGCTTCAAGTGGGTGGACCCGGTCACGAAGCGGCCGACATGGTCCAACTACCTGCCGGCAGCCACCTCGTCCTACGATAGCAACATCTACTGCTACGTCGTGGACGATGCCCGCGCGACCTTCATCGTTCAGGCCGATGCCTCGGTCTCGGCGGCCGACCTCGGACTGAACTTCGAATTGTCGGCAGTCGGCAGTGTCAATACGACCTTCGGCAAGTCGCAGGCGGTCCTCAAGGCATCGACCCGCACGACGGCCACCAAGATGGTCCGCCTCCTCGGCATCTACGATACGCCAGACAATGCACTCGGGGATGCGTTCCCCATCGTCGAGGTGCGCGTCGTTCAGCACATCGACACCCAGGCCTCGGCCTTCTAAGGAGTATAAGAAATGGCTGCAATTACCAGGGCAAATATTGCCAAACAGCTTCTGCCGGGGCTCAATGCGGTCTTCGGCGTGGAGTATGGTCAGGTCGACGACGAGCATCTCCCGCTCTTCGAGATCGAAAGTTCCGAGCGCGCCTTCGAAGAGGAAGTTCTCTTCACGGGCTTCGGCACTGCTCCGGTCAAGGACGAGGGTGCCGCCGTCGAGTACGACAACGCCCAGGAAGCGTGGACCTCTCGCTACACCATGGAGACCATCGCTCTGGCGTTCTCGATCACGGAAGAGGCCATGGAGGACAACCTCTATGACACCTTTGCCCGCGTTCGTGCCAAGGCTCTCGCCCGCGCGATGGCCAATACGAAGCAGGTCAAGGCCGCGAACGTCTTCAATAACGGCTTCAGCACTGCCTATCCAGGAGGTGACGGAGTCCCGCTCTTCTCGGCGTCGCACCCGACAATTGGGGCAGGCAACTTCTCCAATACGACTGCGGTCGACCTGTCCGAGACTGGCCTCGAAAATGCCCTGATCAATATCTCGCTCTTCAAGGATGATCGTGGCATTCTCATCGGCACCCGGGGCATGGGTCTGCACATCCCGCCCCAGCTTCAGTTTGTGGCCGAGCGCCTCCTGAAGAGCCCGGGCCGTGTCGGTACGACGGATAACGACATCAATGCTCTCAAGAACATGTCGATGCTTCCGTCCGGCTACCACATCAATCACCGCTTCACGGATTCGAATGCGTGGTTCATCAAGACGGACGCGCCGAACGGCACCAAGATGTTCAATCGCATTCCGCTCCAGACTAAGATGGAGCCGGATTTCGATACTGGCAATCTTCGGTTCAAGGCTCGTGAGCGTTACGCTTTCGGGTGGTCTGATTGGCGCGGTTTCTATGGTTCGTCAGGCGCTACCTGATCTATCATCAATCTGAATGAACGGGGGGTTGGGGCAATGTCTCAACCCCCTTTTCACATCTTGCATTTTACCCACATTCTTGGTAAAATTGGCCGATACCCCGGCGCAAGAATCGGGGACGTGGTCCTACATTTACGGAGATATTCATGTCCCGATTTACTCGCGAAGCATATCCTGTCGTCGTCGTCGCCTCGGTCGGAACCTCGACGGCAGACTTCGGCATTGATACTGATGGCACCCTGATCCTCAATCAGCTTACTGCTGCCTCGGTCTCGGTCCCGGTCACTGCCGCAGCCTTCCTTACGTTCAAGACCGCTGCTGGCGTCATCTATCGAATCCCGGCCTTTACCACGTTGGCCTGATCCATGTGGACCGACGTCAAGTCATCCTTCACTTCTGCGGTCTCGGCCGTCGTCGTAGACAGGCCCACGCGGCTCAAGGCCCTGTACCTTCACAGTGCAGCCAGTGGCACGGTCTTCTTTTACGATGCGTCGGCAGCCACATCGACCACGGGCCCGCTCCTCCTCCAGCTAGAGTTGCCGCACAGAGCTACCGTAGGCAACCCTGATACGACTCCCCTCCTGATTCCGGGCGCAGGCATCCGATTCACGCAGGCGATGTTCGTCAAGGTTTCAGGGGGCTCGGGCTGCGGCATCACCTACTTTTACGATTGAGGCTACCATGGCCAAGATGCGAGGCACAGGGGCTGCCGTCCGGGGAACCTCCTACAAGAACGAGTTCCCCAAGCCCGACGTATATACAATGTATACCACTTATCGCAAGGAGCGCCCCGTGAAAGGCAGCCCTGCGTACCGCAAAGGCGGCAAGGTGAAGGGATCCAAGTGATGCGTACCCGGAAATATTCTGAAGGCGGCGACGTCGAGCGGACTAAGGACTACGACAAGATCAAGTCATATAGTCTCGAAGACATCAAGGGCTTCTTCGGGGGTCGGCGCGAGGCTCCCAAGGAAGTTCGACGCGAGACCGAAGACGAACGCGAGATGCGGCGCGAAACCAGGGGGGCAGTCCCCGGCATGGGTTCGGAGACTCCGACTACGGAGACTCGGGCTGAGCGGGCAAGCCGTCCTCCCCCGGTTCGCCGTCGTGCTCCTCCGCCCCCTCCGTCAGCGCCCCGGATTCAGCGTGCCCCCACGGTCCAAGGCGGAGGCATGAGTGAAGAGGACATTGTCGGAGCGTCTCGGGCCACGGCAGCCCCTTTTACGCGCATCCCCCGGGGCCCCGAGTCTAACTTAATGCGGACCCTTCGGCGAGCAGTCCACGGGGAGGAGCGTGCCCGCGAGATGGAAGCCCGGGGTTATGCCAAGGGTGGCCATGTCAAGAAGATGGCTTCGGGGGGCACCTGCCGGGGAATGGGCAAGGCCACTCGGGGCGGCGATTACAAATTTCGATAAGGAGATTCCTATGAAATCACGTGGTGCCGGGGCTGCAGAGCGCGGCTTCGACTATGAGATTAAGAAGAAGGGTGGCCGGATCGCCTCCTCCTATGCCGAGGGCGGGAAGATCAAGACCGCCGTCCACAAGCATGAGAAGGCGCTCCATCCTGGCAAACCCCTGACCAAATTGGCTCGCGGGGGCATGACTCCCAAGATGCCACGGGCGCGCACTCCCATGATGCCCCGCCGGCAAGCCATGATGTTTAAGGGTGGGTCCGCCAAGGGATGACCACTTCCGGGACATACAACTTTTCCCTTCCGCTCGACGAGTTACTTGAACAGGCAACTCTTCGGATCGGGGGAGAACCAACACTGGGGACCGAGGCTCGGGTGTCCCGCCGCGCCTTGGACCTCCTCTTTACAGATTTGGCGAATCGCGGAATCCTCCTCCATACCCTCACAAAGGTCGAGGTCACTCTTACTTCCGCAGTAGCCACGGTCACCTGCTCTTCGGATACCCTCGATGTCCTCGACATGGTCATCAGGAGATCGGGGACTGACGTACCTGTCGTCCGCATCGGGTACGGAGAATACCTGGACATTCCCCGCAAGACCCAGAAGGGTAGGCCCACGACCTACTATGTCGACCGGCAGCGTGACGCGCCCCAGATCTACCTCTGGCCCGCGCCCGAAAATTCGACAGACGTCATGATCTACTGGAAGATGCGCTTCATCCAGGACGCGGGGGCCCTCTCGAACACCCCAGATTTTCCTAGGCGCTTCTGGCCTGCCCTCGTTGCCGGCCTCGCCTACTACCTTGCCCTCAATCGAGGCATGCAGTTCCCCCTGGAGCGCCTCGCCCTGGTCAAGGCCGAATACGAAGAGCAACTCCTACATGCTACCGAGGAGGATCGAGAGAGGGCGTCCCTGCGCATCGTGCCCCGCTACAGGAGGTACTGATGTCCCAATTCGCCTCGGGCAGACACTCATGGTCCCTCTGTGACCGGTGCGGATTCAGGTACCGCTACCTCCAGATCAGGTCCGAAGAGGGTACTCGCTGGCGAGTCTGCTCCACGTGCGACGACAAATCTTTCAACCTTGTCACCCACCCGCAGAATAGGCCGCCCCCAGTCTTCCCCGATCCCCAAGGTCTACGATTCCCCCGGCCCGATGTCAATCTGGCCATCGACTACGAAAGTACGGACGACCAGAATCTTCCCCTCGAAGACGGTGGTCCTGGAGGTTCCTGATGGCCATCATCAATGCAGATCGCGTCCGCGAAAATACGACCACCCAGGGCACAAATCCCATGGTCCTCCTGGGGGCAGTCCGCAATTTCCGCACCTTCCTCCAGGGTGTCGGGTCCGGGAACCAATGCTACTACGTCATTACCCATCAGACCCTCGACGAGTTCGAAGTGGGCCTGGGCACCTTCGTCCTGGCTGCCGGAATCCCCACCCTCGCCCGGGACACAATCTATACGTCGTCAAATGGGAATGCCCTGGTCGACTTTTCGGCAGGCACGAAGCAAGTCGCAGTCATCTATCCCGGAATCCAAATCGACACCATCGCCTCGAACGTCGGCGTGGCCGCAGGCTATGCAAATGACGCAGCCACCTATGCGGCCCTAGCTTCGGTCGCGGCAGTCAATTCTAACCTCTACAAGGTCTCGGCCCTGGCTGCCGCATCTGCTGCCGCAGTCTACGCCGCAGATGCTTCGGCCTCCTACATTCAGGCCGCATCGGCAGCAGATGTCGCGGTCTCGGCAGCAGCCCAGGTCTCGTCTGTAGCTCAGGAGGCATCCCTCGCCCTCGTCGCGGCCTCGAATGCCCAGCAATATGCGGCCTCGGCCTCGGCCTACATGACCCAGGCTGAAGGCTATGCGTCGGCAGCCCAGATCTACATGGTCTCGGCCTCGGCCTATGCTTCGGAGGCAGGTTCCTATTCCTCCCTCGCCTTCATCTACAAGTCAAGTGCCTCGGCCATTGCTTCTGAAGTTGTCGGTGAAGTTTCCGTGGCCGCCGTCTACAGGTCGGAAGCGTCCCTCTACGCAACGCAGGCAAATACTGCTTCCTCCCTCTCGAACATTTACAGGATCTCGGCAGAAGCGGCAGCCTCCATTGCAAATGTCGATGTGTCCCTCTCGAACATCTACAAGATTTCGGCCCAGGCGGCAGCCTCGGTCTCCCAATTCTGGGCAGAGCAGGCATCGACGGCCAATGTCTCTGCGGCAGCCTATGCGTCATTGGCGCAAGTCTACAAAGTCTCAGCCTCTGCCTTTGCTACCCAGGCTGCGGACAGTGCCTCTCTCGCAGCGTACTATGCATCTCTTGCCAATACTCCGACGCCCGCGCGCCTCTCGGCAACCCAAGTCTTCACGGGGGCCAATACCTTTACGTCTGCGACCACCTTCAATACTTCGGTCTCAGTCTCTGGCTCCCTAATCATTACGGGCCCCACTCAACTCCTGGGCACGGTCTCGGTCTCAGGCTCATTCGGGGTCTCGGGTCTGGCCACGTTCACCTCGGGAGTCACCTTCAAGTCTTCGGTCTCTCTCGCAAATTCCCTCTTCGTCTCGGGCCTATCCACATTCACTTCGGCCATGACCGTCAATACGTCGGTCTCCGTCTCAGGCTCCATGGTCGTCACGGGTCCCACTCAACTCCTCGGGTCAGTCTCAGTCTCGGGCTCCTTCGGAGTCTCAGGCCTCTCCACCTTTACCTCGGGGGTCACCTTCAAGTCCTCGGTCTCCCTGGCCAACTCCCTTTTCGTCTCGGGCCTCTCCACCTTTACGTCTGCGACCACCTTCAATACTTCGGTCTCGGTCTCGGGCACGATGAACTTTGCCGATAGCGAGGTCTTCCGGCCCCGTTTCACAGACTATGCTCTGACGCACGTCGCCCTCGCCACGGTCTCGGCCACGACCTCGGTCGATCTCACTCAAGGTAACTACTTCTCGGCCCGGGTCCAGGGATCCATCACGTGGGTTTTTGCCAATCCACCTGCCTCCCCGAATGCCGGCGGCTTCATCATGGAATTGACGAATGCTGGCGGCTTCACCCAGAAATGGCCAGCCACAGTCGCATGGCCTGGGGGAACGGCCCCCACCTTTACGACCTCGGGTGTGGACGTAGTCGTCTTCATTACGGACGATGGCGGCTCAACATGGCGCGGGGTCCAGAGCATGCAGGATAGCAAATAATGGCCACCTCATATTCAGAACTCGTCACCAATATTCAGAATGCGTCTGAGAATGACGGGTCCGAATTCGCCCTGGCTATTCCCGTCTTCATCGACCAGACCCGGATGCGCCTCGCCCGAGACGTCGACACCTATGGCCTCGTCACCTATACGACAGTCACCCTGGTTTCGTCCACGCCCCTCGTCTCAGTTCCTTCGGACACTCTGGTCCTGAAGGCAGTCACCCACGTCTCTGCGGGCACCTACTCGCAACTCATCATGAGGACTGACGAGTTCCTCCGGGAATACTGGCCTGTCCGCTCCAATACGGGCACCCCCAAATACTATGCCCGCTGGAGCTACAACCAACTTCTTCTGGCCCCGGCCCCAGAATCAAATTCTCAGGTCGAATTCAGCTACGTCCAGATCCCCACGTCCATAGGGCCGGTCGGCACCTCTACGAACTGGCTGACGGACTTCGCTCCCGAAGCCTTCTTCTATGGGTGCATGTCCGAAGCCTGCATGTTCATGAAGAATTATACGGCAGCGGCCCTCTGGGAAGCCAAGTACCAGGACGCGGTCTCAAAACTTCGGAACGAGGCGCGGCGCACGAGGCAGGACGACAACCTCAATAATAGTTCGCCAGCAGGCGGAGATAACACTATGGCTCCTGGAGGTCTCTGATGCCCAGTACCTATTCATCGTCCCTCCGCCTCGAATTGATGGCCCAGGGGGAAAATGCCAACACCTGGGGCAACAAAACTAATACGAACCTGGACAAGGTCGAGCAGGCCATCGCAGGCTACCAGTCCGTCAATATCGCGGGCAACTCGTCGGTCTACCTTAGCGTAGTCAATGCCTCGGCCACCTCGGACTCCCCAGGTCGGAACGCCTTCATTGTCCTGACTGGCGCCCTCACCTCGGCCATCAGTGTCATCGTCCCGGACGCGGCCAAGGGCTATTGGGTCCTTAATAATGCGACAGGGGCTTCAGTCACCTTCAGGACATCTGGGGGCACAGGCTTCAATCTTCCGGGAGGCCGCTGGGTCTTCGCCATTTCAAATGGGACTACGGTCGTCGATACCATTCCGACCGGAGGCTACGCCTATCTGACGTCCGCTAATACCTTTACGAACCTCAATACTTTCACCTCGGCCCTGACCGTCAATACCTCAGTCTCAGTCTCCGGCTCTATGGTTGTGACGGGCCAGACTGATCTCCGAGGTTCGGTCTCAGTCTCCGGCACGTCGACTTTCAGGGGTCCCGTCGTAGTCTCGGGTGCTTCCACATTTACGTCGGCAGTCACCTTCAACACCTCAGTCTCCGTCAACAATTCCCTACTCGTCGCGGGCCAGACAACACTCCGAGGTTCGGTCACTGTCTCGGGGGCTGCCGTCTTCTCCTCGGCAGTTGACGTCTCGGCCACGACGACTTTCTACGATAAGGAAGTGGTCCGGCCCCTCTTCAAAGACTATGCCCTAGTCGCTAATGCCCTGGCTTCGGTCTCCGCCTCTGTCAGCATAGATCTTACCCTGGGCAATTACATCTCGGCATATGTTGCAGGGTCTACGTCTTTCCTCTTCGTCAACCCGCCCGCGTCTCCCACAGCAGGTGGCTTCATCCTCGAATTGACTAATGGCGGCGCACATACAGTCGTCTGGCCAAGTACAGTCAATTGGTCCGAAGGAATTGTCCCCGTCTTGACTTCAGGAGGTGTGGACATTTTGACATTTTTGACCGATAATGGCGGGACAGATTGGTACGGAGTCTTTAGCCTGCAGGATGGCCGATAATGCTTCTCGTTGAAAATCTCATCATGTCTGGGGGCGGACCTACTGACCCCTACTTTGAGAACGTCGCCCTCTTGCTCCACGGGGACGGGACCAATGGCGGACAGAACAATACGTTCATCGACAGCTCGTCGAATAATTTCACCATCACCCGCAATGGGAATACCACTCAGGGATCCTTTAACCCGTACGGGACGCTCTGGAGCAACTACTTTGATGGCACCGGGGACTATCTAACCGCCCCTGATAATGCAGCGTTTCAATTTGGGACCGGAGATTTTACAATAGAAGCTTGGATCAATCTAGCAAATACGGTCGGCGCCTCTTCTGACAATTGTTTAATTGTCGGCAACATTGCGCTCGGCTCAACCACAAACTGGTCTCTGATTCTTAAAGCCTCTACCAGATACTTGGTTTTTTACGCTGAGTCAACTGGCGGGACTACAAGCATATCTTCTACGACAGCCGTTAATTTTAATGAGTGGGCTCACGTCGCAGTTTCTAGAACCGGGGGCACGGTAAAATTATTTTTAAACGGCACGCAAGCAGCATCTGCGGCTGATTCTTTATCGTATAAAGACATCAGCTATCCGTTAGCTATAGGCGCCGATGGTAACGGTAACGGTACATTTGGCGGATATATCTCTAATGTTCGTATTGTCAAAGGTACTGCCGTATACACGGCTAATTTCACTCCGCCCATATCTCCACTGACCGCAATTTCAAACACGTCGCTCCTGACCTGCCAGTCCAATCGGTTCATCGATAACAGCACTAACAATTTCACGATCACGCGCAACGGCGACACTAGGGTGACATCCTTCGCGCCGTTCGCCCCGACGAGCTTCTACACGACGGGACTAGGCGCGAGCGGGTATTTTGACGGGACGGACGACTACCTGTCCATAGCTGACAATGTAAATCTTCGTCCAGGGGCAGGCGCATTTACGATTGAAGCTTGGATCTATCGCAACGTTGCGGGGGCTGCCCATACGATATTCGCTAAAGGTGGCGCATCCACGGGCATCGTCTTTCAAGTCACATCATCGAATACCCTGCAATTCACTCATACGACCACAAATATAACTTCTACGGGAACAATAGCTGCCTGCGCATGGACACATGTTGCCGTTGTTCGGGAAGGCGCGGGAACTGACCAGACAAAACTATACATCAATGGCACGGCTGACGGTCAGGGAACTGTGTCGACAGATTTCACGCAGACAGAAGAAGTGCGCATTGGCACGAATCGGGGGGCTACGGAAGACTTTAACGGGCACATTTCAAATCTGCGATTCGTCAAGGGTACTGCCGTATACACGGCGAACTTCTCTCCGCCCACATCTCCCCTGACTGCGATCACGAACACGCAGCTGCTTTGCAGCTTTACGAACGCCGCGATCTTCGACTCCGCAGCCAAGAATGACCTCGAAACCGTAGGCAACGCGCAGATCGATACAGGCACAAAGAAATTTGGAACGGGGTCCATAGAGTTCGATGGGACGGGCGACTGGCTGTTGCTGCCGGATAATCCGGATCTCCAACTAGGGACCGGCAACCTGACAGTTGAGTTTTGGGTTTACCTAGCTACAGGCGACACGGGATCTAACCGGGGTCTGGTCAGTAAAGGCACCGCATCCACGGGCTGGTCTGTGTCCCTGAACACGACGCAGAAAGTTGTCTTTAGTTACGCCTCAAGCACCATAACCTCGTCTGGAGCAATAACCCTGGACGCCTGGAACCACATTGCCGTGGTCAGGGCGGGAACAGGCAGCAACCAGACTAAGATCTATATCAACGGGACGAATGACGGGACCGGCACAGTATCGACCGATTTCAACCAGACGAACGTCATGTACATCGGGGCTAACAGGGCCGCAGGTGACCCGATGAAAGGCTTCATTGACGAGCTTCGCATCACCAAGGGTGTCGCGCGCTACACGGCGAACTTTACGCCGCCCACCCGGCCATTCCCAGATAAGTGAGGACTCCTATGCTCATTGCAAAATATGTAGATGGTCACCTTGTCGTCGGGGATTATCGGTCCTTCTTCCCTACGATCTCCTTTCCGCAGAGTGGACCGACAGCCCAATTTCTTGCGAAGGCCGGCTGCTACCCTGTCGACACCTTCCTGGCCCACGCCCGCGCCACCCAGAAGCTGGTCCCCGCAGCCCCCTACCTTCTCGACGGCCGGGTCCTTACAGTCAAGGTCGAAGACAAGACGCCCGAAGACATTCAGGCGGACGTCGAATCCCAAAATCAAAATTTGCGGAGGGCACGCAACATTGCCTACGGGCAGGAGAGCGATGCCCTCTTCTTCAAGTGGCAGCGGGGCGAGGGGACCAAGGAAGAGTGGCTCGCGGCCGTAGCTGACATCAGGGCCCGCTATCCTTACGGAGACGTCCCGTGAACGAGGAAGCCAAGAATCTAATGGATGCAGTCTCAGTCGCCACGGTCATTGGAACCCTCGCGGGCATTCTCCCAGCCATTGCCGCCCTCGTGACCATCATCTGGACGGGGATCCGCATCTGGGAAAGTGAGACCGTCCAATCCCTTTTCCGCCGTGACTAGTCCTTCCCTCTTCGTATCCAACCTTCGGGCCGGGATCAATCGCGAACTGACACGGTACGCGGGCGAAGGTGGCTGGTACGATGCCGACAAGGTCAGGTTCCGGTACGGAAAGCCCGAGAAGATCGGAGGCTGGGAAAACATCCAGGGTGCCCAGGATTCCCAAGTTCTGCCCGGAGTTACCCGGTCCATCCTCCCCTGGTCTGCCCTCGACGGAACAATCTACGTAGCCGTAGGGACCAACTCGCACCTCCTTCTGTGGAACGGGGGCACCTATTACGACATCACCCCCGTCAGGTCTTCAGTCTCGGGCACGAATATCATCTCGACCTCGGCCGATTCTACCCGAGTGGTCGTCTCAGTCCCAAATCATGATGCCGTCACAGGGGACTACTTCTACTTTACCTCCATTACGACATCGGTCGGGGACCTCCCCACTCTAGTCTCGGCCCCGTTCGGCGGCTACCCAGTCTCAGTCATTGACCAGAATTCCTTCGCCATTCACGCTCCAGTCTCGGCCGTCTTCACCTCCATTTCAGGAGGCGGGGCTACCCGGGGCTACTTCCTCATTCCTACGGGCAATGCCAATTCGAGTCCCCTCTTCGGCTGGGGGGCAGGCTTCTGGGGCGGATCCCAAGGCTGGGGTACCCCGGCATCGGCCTCTAATGTCCTTCCCCTTCGGTACTGGTCCCTCGACAACTATGGGGAAGACCTCGTTGCCTCCTATCGGGGTGGACCCATCTACTACTGGGACAAGTCCTCAGGTACGAATGTCAGGGCAGCCCTCGTCTCCACGTCCCCCTCCCAAAATACGTGGATCCTGGTTTCGCCCGAAGACCGGCACCTCATCTCCTTCGGGTGCCCAGATGCTATCACCTCGGCCTACAATCCCCTCTACATTCGCTGGTGTACCTCGGAGAATTTGACGGACTGGAATGCCTCGGCCACGAATACTGCCGGGGATAAGCTTCTCTCGGGGGCCAACAAGATCGTCTCTGCCCGCAGGTCCCGGGGCCAGATCCTCGTATGGACCGACGACAACCTTTATGGGATGCAGACGGTCGGACCCCCGTTCACCTTCGGCTTTACTCAGATCGGCACTAATTGCGGGACCCTCGGACCCAACGCCATGGTCGAGGCTGGGGGCCGGATGTACTGGATGGCCGACGAACGCTTCATGGTCTACGATGGCGGAGCCCCCCAGATCCTCGAATGCCAAGTTCTCAGATACGTCTTTGGGCGACTCGACCGCAATCAACTTGACAAGATCTACGCTGGCTCGAACTCGGCCTACAATGAGATCATCTGGTTCTATCCCAGTCAAGGCTCCTCGGAAATCGACTCCTACGTCATCTACGACTACCTTCAAGGGACGTGGTCCATAGGTACTATGGTCAGGACGGCCTGGGTCGACGAGGGCCTCAATGACTATCCCATTGCCTCCTCCTATGAGGGGGGAACAAAACTCTACTACCACGAATTTAATGACGATGCGGACGGCCTGCCCATGGACTCCTTCATCGAGTCCTCCCTCTTCGACCTGGACGCGGGCCAGGAACTCATGTTCATTGATCGGATCGTCCCCGACTTCTCAGACCGGAACGGAGATTCCCTCCCAGGGACTGTCGACATTACCCTGAAGACCCTCAAATATCCTAATACGCCCCCGGCCCAGGAAATCACCAAGGGTCCCTTCACGGTCTCCGCCTACACTCAGAAGATCGACATGCGCGTCCGAGGAAGGCACGCCTACTACAGAATCGAGGCGACGGGCCTTGGGACTTCGTGGCGCCTCGGGGCTATCAGGTTCCGCCAAGTGAAGGACGGGGAACGATGAAACCTGTCCTGCCCCTGCCCCCGGTCTCATTCCTGCCTGACGCCCGGACTGCATGGTCTGAACTTATCAGGGTTCTCGACATCTACCACACCCAGGTTGTGACGGGCCCGGGGGTGACAGGCTATGCAGTTTCTGGTACAATACCGACGAGCGTCTCTATCGATCTGGGCAACATTGCGGTCACTGCCGTAGCTCAGACCCTCGTCAAACTTTTGTCTGATCTGTCCAATAAGGGCCTCCTGGGAGTAACCAAGAAATGAGCCGTGGAATCAAATATGTCCGCGAAGGTTATGCTGAAGGTGGTCGGATCCCCGTCTATGGGCGCGAAGGCGACATTGCCTACTACATTGACGCTCCGCCCGCCACGTCCCAATCTCAACCTATAGCCTCTTTCGCGTCCCCGGTCACGCGGGGAACCCTTACGATGCCCGGGCCGGGGCCTGGGGTCTATGCGGGCCACTACGTTCCGGGCCGGACTGACCGCACATTCTCCCCGTTCGGCTTCGCAAATTACAGTCAAGACTCCGTAGCCCTATCCCAGGCCAACCCCTTCGCGCAACTTGTCGGCCTCAGGTCCCCAGAATTCATCCCCATCCAATCCACCCTGGGCCGAGGCTACGAGTCCATCTATGGGGCGAACCTGCCTGAGAATCGCTTCGATGTCACGGTCTCGGCCGACCCCGGAGTAAGTGTCACCCCGCTCACGACCGAGGAGAAGGTCAACTACCTCAGGCAAATTGCTGCCGCCACGGCTCCGGTCACCAATATCAGCAATGTTGCGTATGGAGGGGCGGGGGGCACTGGCGGAGCAGGCGGCTCTACGGGCCCGGTCACCGCGACAGGTGGAACGTCTTCGGCCACAGGTGGCGCGGGAGGCTCGACAGGTCCGGTCACTGCCACAGGTGGAACGTCTTCGGCCACAGGTGGAACGTCTTCGGCCACAGGTGGCGCTGGCGGCACATCTTCGGTCGGCAACGTATCAGGCGGTACTTCCTCTGTAGGCAACGTCACTGGAGGTACATCTTCGGTCGGCAACGTCGCAGGCGGCTCCTCATCTTCTACAGTCGGCAACGTCGCAGGCGGCTCCTCGTCATCTACAGTAGGTAATGTGGCCGGCGGCTCGGCTACCCTCGGAGACATCGTCAATACTGCTGCCGGAGGCACATCTACTGCCACGGGCACGGGGGGAACTTCCACGGCCACCGGGACTGGGGGCACATCGACGGCCACCGGGACGGGGACCGGAGGATCTTCTACTGCTACTGGTACCGGCACGGGAGGAACCTCTACGGCCACAGGCACTGGTACTGCCGGGGGAACTTCCACAGCGACGGGCACTGGTACCGGGACAGGAACTGGCGCGGGCACAGGTACTGCCACTCCGACTACAGGAACTGGTCCAACTGGAGAAACTCTAATCTCTGAAGTTGACAATGGGAATGGAACTGTCAGACGCACGTACCGGAACAATCAGACT